CGACGCCGTTCGTTCCGCCCGACTACGCTGCGGAGCTTGCGAAGTGCCAGAGATTCTACCAGGTCAGAACCACAAACGACATCGACCCGCTCGACCTGCGCCCCAGCATGAGAACCATAACGGACATCAAGGCAGTAGAAGGAGGATACGCATATGTCGCAGAATTATGATGAAATCATCGAACCGCGCGAAAATGACGAGCAGCGTGCTGCCCGGGAAAGCCGGCTCAGAGCAGCCGAGATATCCCGCAGATTCGCGGAGATTGACCGGGAGCGTATACGTCCGCTTGCGGCAATAGTCGCAGGCGTCGGCACTGACGAGGACAAGAGCAGGCTCAAGGCGCTTGAGGAAGAAGCGGCACAGCTCCGTGCGGTGCTCGCAGATATGGAGGATAAAGATGAAAATAATTGATAAGCTCATTCCTATTAATAAGTATAACCGCCCAGGAAGCAAGTCAACTCCGAAGCGCATATGTGTGCATTATACCGGACAGGCTGGAACTGATGCGGACAGGTTGGCGCTGTTTTATTCGAATGTCGCAACGGGAAGATTTCCTAATAAGCCGAACAACTGGACGAGCACGCAGTACATAGTCGGACTGAACGGCAAGGTAATCCGTGTTGTTCCCGATAACGAGACAGCCTATGCCGCAAGTGGCAAAAACGCCGGAACGCTGCATATCGAGGTCTGCTATTCAAAGGCAAGCGGAGAATTTGAAACAGCGTCTATGTCGGCTCTGCGCGAACTGGTACAGTACCTTATGAAGAAGTACAATATCTCGGCTGGAAATGTCCTGCGGCACTATGACCTGACAGGTAAATACTGCCCGTGGTACTATGTTGATGAGAACCGCTGGGCTGTTCTGCATGAATATATAACGTCCGCTGCTGTCGATCAGAAGAATCTGTACCGTGTTCAGGTCGGAGCGTTCAGCAGCAGGGAGAATGCCGAGCAGTATATGAATAAGGTAAAAGCCGCAGGGTTCGGCGCTTTAATTGTGGAGGTGGATAATAATGCTTAACAAGCTGGCTAAGCTTATAAACGTTAAATCTATCGTTACGCTGGTACTTACCGGCGTATTTTCTTACCTTGCTATCACTGGTAAAATCGCGGTAGACAACTTCACGGACATGTTCCAGATCATCATGATCTTCTACTTCGGAACGCAGTCTGGAAAGGCTGAGGCTTCCGCTTCGAAGTCAGAGTGATTTGACCGCCGTTTTGTGCACATCTAACAAAAATATAAAACGGCTCTGAATAAGTGCTGCTTTCTGCATTCTTTTCAAGCCGTTTTGCTGATTTTCTTTTCTAAAATGGCATTATAAAGCCGTTTAAATATGTTTTAAATCCGCCAGGAAGTTTTTTCTCTGGCGGATTTTTTGTATTTTGCTTGTCAGTTTTTTGCGTTTTGCGTGGCAGACTACAGGTACGCCGCCGATATACTCAAAGATACGGCGCATACCGATCAGCAGGCATTCCTGATTCTGTGATGGGAACACCTATGCATAGGCTTTATCCGAATACGGGAACGACATGACAAGCTCATACGCCTTGTGTTCGTTTCCATCAGCATCACAGCGCAGAAATTCTCCAAAGTCAACCTGAGCATGAGCCATGGGGTATGCAAGCGGCAAACAGCCTGCGAGTCCCTGGCGCAATACGAAACGCTTTTTGCGGACGTATCGTTTCACGCTGCTGTATCCGCCCGTGTAACCGGCTTCCGCACGAAGCCGGTCATATCCTCTTGGCGGTATGCCGCTGTTTTCTTGGGGCTGTGGCATCACCTTCGAGCCATTCGTTGATGAGGGGGATATACTCACCGAGCACCGGATAGTTATCCGGTTCCATGTTCGGGAGCTTATCGTCATTCCAATCTTCCATGTCAGCGTATTTGCAGACTGTACGGTAGTTGACCTTTGTCCTTCGCTGGATCTCGCTCTTGCTTACGCCGTCTTCGTACAACTGCTTGATGTACATCTTTTCTGCCATACTTATCACCTTTCCGCTACCTCCTTTAGCCAAGGGGCTTTGCCTCTCAGCTAAAATTGCAGCATTTTATTCAGGTGCTGACAACGGCTCGGCGGTGGCTGTTCACCTATGCACTTTTGGAGCCCTTTTTCTGCATTTCTATTTTACCATAAACACTTTACCAATGCCACCATAAACAGTATCGCCTTCAAAATCACCTAAACGGGATTTGGTTTCAACTATTTCTGGTCTTTCATGGATTGTGTGAACCGGATGAATTGTAGTGCATTTCTTTCGGCTACCAACGCGTTTTTTACCACGCCTTCTCAAATGTGCCTTTCGAGAATAACCTGTCAGACGGCTCTCAGCAAGCGCCCGATAAATCGTGGACGCACAAACGTTTAACCCTTTCTGTTTGCACCGATTTGCTATTACTTCCGGAGACCAGTACTTCCTTAGGCATTCACATATAAATGCGTAAAGTTGTTTCATTGCTCATTTTCACTCCTTTTCAAGCAACCGCAAATGCGGTTGTAGTCGCTGTTTTGGCTATATTTTTCGCCGTTCCGGATAAGTTTGAAATCTTCCGCAGAATAGGTATAACGCATTACCTATGTTGTCAGCAAAATAGCCTGCGTTAGGGGGAATATCCCCCTAAGACTCTATAAAAAATCGATATATTAGGCAGAATGCCCGTTATGATTCTCAAAGGAAATCTGCGGTATGGTCGGCGAGTGGAACACTCGCAAATTCCGGCAGAATCGCCTTGTAGTCGAGCCTTCAACCAGAGCGCAAACCGCTCGATTTAGCCTTTTCGACATACATAATAACATCATCGACCGGGCATTTCAGAATTTCGCAGAGCTTGTCTATTGTCGCTGTGCTGACTGGCTGATTATGCCGCAACCGGTTTATCGTACTGCTGCTGACGTGATGTTTGGTGATCAGCGTGTAGGTCGATATTTCGTGCCAATCAAGGTAATCCCAAAACGGTTCGTATGTTATCATTGCAGAACCTCCTTTCGCAAAACTGAAAGAAAAAATCCTTCAGGTTTGAAATTTCCGCTTGACATATAATCACTATTGTGGTATCATAGCTGTAAAGATGACTATTGTGAGTGGTGATGTGATTATATCATTTCACAGTAGGTTTATCAAGATGTTTGTGGATATTCGTCTGTAATTCCACAAATATAGTCTTTTTGATAACATTACGAGGAGGAGCACTATGGTACCGGAAACAAAAAACACCTGCGAACAGGTGTTTGGAAAAAGATTGAAAGAGCTTCGCAAGGAGCATGGCTGCACCATCGAGCAGTTTGCAGATATGGTGGGTATATCCAAAAGTACGTTGGGTTATTATGAGAATGACAAGCGAATGCCCGACATAGAAATTCTTGCGAGGATCGCGAATGTACTGAATGTAAGCGCCGACTACCTTATCGGCAGAACGAACACGACCGACCGGAAAGGAAAGCTGAAAACCGTGTGCGATTTCACAGGATTGTCCGACCAGGCGGCGGAGTATTTGTCGGAGCTTGTGGAGAATAGGGACTATGCAAAGCTGTCTGTAATCAATCATCTGTTTAAGGAGCTTTGCGAGGATTATGCGTTTTACAGCGGAGAAGATGAAGCGTCCAGTATACTCGGTTCGCTGTTCCGATGTTTTGAAAAGTTCACCGGTTCGGAAAATGATTGGGAGAATTATGTTGACCTCGGCGATGAAAAACGCAAAGAGGTGCTTGCTGCAGCTTATAGGCAGTTTATGTTTAATCAGGTGGTCAAGGCATTGGAACTCAGCTCGGAGGAATATAAACAGGATAATCTGCCGTGGAGGTGATTTCTAACAGCTAGCAGCAGTTTTTGTCGTAAAGATCTTGCTTTTTTATTGGAATCGCGTTATAATAAATGTAAATAATTATACATAAATGGCGGTGATTTTTATGAAAATAGCAATATGTGATGATGACAACAGCTTTTTACAGAATGTCAAATTTCTTATAAACAAGATATACTCAAACCCTGACAAGCTGAGTATTTATGAATATGAAAGCGGAGAACAATTCCTTTTGCAATTCAAACCGCAGTTCTTTGATGTTATCATACTGGATATTGAAATGTGCGGGATTACCGGACTAGAGGTTGCTGAAGAAATACGCAAAATTGACAAATCCGTGATATTAGCATTTCTTACAAGCCATCAGGAGTTTGCGACATTAGGATATGAAGTAAACGCTTTCAGATATATACTTAAAAATCAACCTGAACACATGTTTATAAACCAGCTTAAATCAATATTTGACGAGTATCATCAGTCGCATATTACATTCCCAGTTCAGGCGTCAAATGAAATAGTCAATATATTGGTAAGTGATATTCTGTATTTCGAGATATTCAAGCGTACTGTTGTTCTGCATACCATTAAAAAGGAATATCAATTCAATGGGAAACTATCGGAAATAGAAAAAGACGAACGGCTTGTTAATTTCATCAAGCCGCACAAAAGCTATTACGTCAACCTGGAGTGGGTAGACACGCTAAAACCAACTGGCATTTTTATGAAAAACGGTGACGTGATACCTCTTAGCCGAAATCAGCGCCATATTGTAACCGACCGTTTTGTTTCATTCTTGACGGCAAGGTGCTGACATGGAAAATATATTGGTTTATGATGTCATTGAAATAGTAAACTCTGTTGCTGAAATGCTGATAATTGCATTTTTCTTTCATCGTATCTTTGCGGCAAAATATAGTTCTGGCGTTGCGTATTTCACAGGCTATTCCGCTGCACTGGCTGTTCTGCTGGTTTCAACTCTGAATGTTGATTCGCCGTACATAAGGATCGGAATAACATTTATTATATTACTGTCGATCGTTTCGATTTTGTATATCGGTTCATATACGCTAAAATTCTTTTCGGCTGTGTATTTCCTGCTGATCTTCTTTATTTCTGAAACGCTGTTTGCAGGCATTCTTTCGGTAATGGGATATGGCGACCCGACCGAACTGCTCAACTCAAATATGGGAAGAATTCTAGGAATGGTCGGAACAAAAATATTTGATTTCTGGCTCGTTGTATATTCCTGCCGCATTTATAAAAACAAAGTCAGAAGTCTCCCACTCAAATATTGGGTGCTTATTATTTTAATGCCTTTTTTGAGCGCCGTGATCCTCAATCAGATTTTTCCTGCTCACAGCAGCGACAACAATGTAATGGCTGGCTATATAATCTCGGTTTGCGGTGTATTATATCTTAATTTTTCAGTATTCAATTATTTTGAAAGCTATGATAAACAGATACGGCTTGCGGCTCTTGAACAGGTTATGGAACGTGAAAATGAAAACTATCGTGCAATCGCAGACTCTTATGCTGAGATCCGGAATATAAAGCATGACCTGAAAAACCAGGTGAACGTCCTGAACGACCTGATAAAAGACAACAAATATGACGAAGCGCGGAAATACATTAATCAGCTTCACAAGGAGGTGGAAAGGTCTGCTTCGGTTTGTTACACGGGCAATTCCGCTGTGGATTCAATCATCAATCTGAAAGGCGATTATGCCAAAAGCCATAATATTGAATTTATAACAAAAATCAAGGTCAACAGCGTCAATTTCGACAAAATTGGAATATGCCGTATTCTCGGTAACGCCCTTGATAATGCCGTTGAAGCCTGCGAGCGTACAGAAGCGGATGAAAAATATATCTGCATTGCCATGTATCAGCTTGACAATAAGCTGATAATCGAAATTGAAAACACATCGCTTCCGGTTGATGTAAACAATCTTATCACTTCAAAGAAAAATAAGTCTGCACACGGAATTGGAATGCAAAGTATAAAACAGACCGTTGCAAGCATGAACGGTTTTTTTACCTACAATTACAACAATGGATATTTCTCAATAAAAATCGTGCTTAATAAATAATTCTTCCTGCTCACGAATTTCTGATAAATACATCTTGGAACATTAAATCGACATCTTGTGCAAAATCTGTTGTAAAACAAACTGCTATACGCTATCCTTTTAGTTGAGGTGATATTATGATCGCTCAGCTTTCAAAAAGGATAGCGTCTTTTTTTGTTCACAGCAGGGTCATTGAAAGCGAAAATGAGCAAGTGTACGAATACGGTCTGGAGCTGTTGATTTCAACTTTGCTTAATGGTGTAATAGCACTTGTTCTTGCCTTATTCAGCAGGACTTTGTGGCAGTGCATATGTTTTCTGGTTGTTTTTATTTTTCTTAGGAAATCCGCAGGGGGCTTTCATGCCAAAACACATCTGGGCTGCTGCTCCATTTTAGCAGCAGTGCTCGGTATTTTTATTGTATTGATCAAATTTGTACATATTGAAGAGTATCCCATAGTATCTTTGGCGGCGGTTGTTTTCTCAATTATAATGATATTGCGTTTTGCTCCTTTAGAACACGAAAATAAATCTATAACCGAAAAGGGAAAAATAAGGCTCAGGAAGAACAGTATAGTTCTGGCTGGGATATTCTCCGTTAGTGTAATGGTTCTGTTCATATTTGACTTTAGATTGATAATGGCGTGCGTTTCATTGGGAATGCTGATAGCAAGCGGTTCCATGCTTGCCGCAGTTATTGAAAAGAAAGTCAAAGAAATGCATCTTGGAACACAAAAATAACATCTTGTGTAAATTATATTGAAATATTTGTAGATTCCTGCAACAATATAGGTGAAGTATATGCGAAGAAAAAACGATACGGATAAGATGTTAATTATGGTGGCGATTGCCGGTGTCGTATTGCTTACTTTGACAGCTATTTCAAATAGTGCATGCGCCGTTTATTTCTGTCAGCCGAGCGAGCCGGCTGTCTTATACAGTTTTATTAAAGGGAGGAGGAAATACAATGAAAAAGATTAGCAACATCATTTTTAAGCTCAGTTCATCTGTAGCTGCTCTGGCACTGGCTATTGGCCTATCAACAGTTAATTCTGCGTGTGTTTTCTGGTTTAATCAGCCTAAGATGCCTGAATCTATGAACAAGTTCAGTAAGGATATCTGAACAAGACGGTAATTATGAAAAGTGTAGTTGTGGGTTTCGCGTCAACGAAACCCACGGCTAATATCAGTGGAGGTAAACATGAAAAATATTTTTGCAGCAAGAATCAAGCGCCTTGTTTCCGGCGTTGCTGCCGCTGCCATAACGGTATCAGCGATTCCAGTTATGCCCGCAATGGCTGCAGCAACAGAAAAATACCCTTACACGTTATTTGCGGCTTCAAATGAAGAAGGTTCAATTACGGTCAACTCCGGTAATTTTTGCGTAAATGGCAATGTTGCGACTAACGGAACAATTTCATCAAGTGGAAACATGAACATCAACGGCATTAAAACGGAAAATGCCGGTCTTGACATGATATACATTTTCGACAAGATTGATTCCAAGTACTTTTACGGCGGAAATGTTGAGGAGCATTCAGAAGATTACGTCCTTGATGAAATGAACATCAACATTAACGAGCCGATTGAAGTGTACGGTGACGCAGCACTTACAGGAAACATCAATATAAATACAGCGCTGAAAGCATTTGAAGATATAACACTTAACGGCGAGGTTAAGAATACAAACGACTCCGTAATTTTTTCAAAGTACGGAGATATCGTCATTGACAGCACAAACGTTAATCTGAACGGTTTAGTATACGCTCCGTTCGGCAGCGTTGAAGTCAAGGCAATGAACCTTAATCTTAATAATGTTGTCATTATTGCCGACAGCATAACATTTGACTGCCCAAGCGTCAATGCTAATTACAGTTCTAATGCCGCAGATTTTGTCGGAACCGTTTCTGAACCGCTTAATATTCCCAAAGATGAATGGCAGTACATGAAGGACGAAAACGAGAACGGTCTGCCGGATTTCTTTGAGGATTTTGATAACTGGGAGAAACTTGCTGACACTGATGGTGACGGTCTGCCCGATTCCATAGAGGAATATCTTGGCAGTGACCCATCCAATACCGATACAGACGGCGACGGGCTGAATGATTATTATGAGGTGTTTGGTACATATACTGACTCTACAAAGTCTGACAGCGATGGGAACGGCGTGAATGATGGAGATGAGGACTTTGACGATGATGGTCTGACTAATCTTGAAGAATTCCTAAATAATACTTATCCTTATTCAAACGATTCAGATAACGATGGACTTTTGGATGGTGATGAAGTCAAAAATTACGGAACAAATCCACTTGTTGCTGATACTGACGGCGATGGTCTTGAAGATGGTGATGAAATCATTCTTGGTACAGATCCGCTGGTACAGGACACTGACGGTGATGGTGTTATTGACAGCAAGGAGAAGTTTCAGCAGTCATTCACGCACAAGGTCAAGAATGAAGACTGTGCCGTTACAGAAGTTGTTGTAGACATGGAGTGCACAGGAAATATTAATCGCACTACAACTATTGAAAGCATTATGGGCGTTGATTATCTGTGTTCCGAGGTGGTAGGACTTGTCGGCGAGCCGTTTGAGATTGAAACAACATCTGAGTTTGATACCGCAACTCTGACATTCTTTATCGACAAGAGCAAATTAGGTGAAACAGAGTTTGACAATCTTCTTTTCCTGTGGTATAATGAGGAAGACGATGAATTTGTTGAACTGGAGACTGTTCTTGATGAGGAGAACTCTACTGCCAGCATTGTGACAACACATTTTAGCAAATATATGATCGTTGATAGCTTAGCATGGTTTAACGCATGGAGAAATGCTCCGGATTATAGAAACGGCGAAGAATATTCGGCTGTTGACACGATAATTACAATTGACCTTTCGCAAAGCATGACTTTTTCGCGTATTTCTCAGGTTGTAAAAGCGGCTCAGAATTATATCAGACCGTATTGCTATTGTCACATTTAATAATAGTGCAGTTACTCGTCAGGGATTGACAGGTGATAAGGAACTTTTATTATCAGCACTGAAAGGTTTGAAAGGTACGGGTGGGACTTACTATAACCAGGCAGTAAAACAAACTATTGATGCTTTTGATATGAACAGCTCCAACACCAAGATAGCAATTTTTATGTCTGACGGAGAGCCTTCAGATACAATAACAACACATACCTTGAATTTAATATCAAGTAGTGGTGTTATTTTTCATACGGTAGGTTATGGGTCTAAGTTTAATTCCCTTCGCACATTGAGCGATGCAGGAACTGGAACAGTGTATACCGCAACAAATGTAGACGAATTGATTGAGGCCTATGAAGATATATACCTGTTCTCTGGTATATCTACCGTTGATAATGATGGCGATGGATTATATGATGTGTTTGAAAAGAATGGTATGACCCTTTCTAATGGTAAAGTTATTTTTACTGATCCATTTAAAAACGATACTGACGGTGACGGGTTAGTTGACGGGCTTGAAGTGCTGTTAAAGAAATTTGATTATTCCAGACACTCTTATGTTTTCGAATTGAAAACTGATCCATTTGCATCTGATTATTCCAATAGTGGTATCTGCGACTATGACAGAGTGAATAGTACCAATATTTACGGAAAATCATACTATGTTTCATCATTGAATGGTGATATTATTGATATTCCTGTTGGAACAGTAGCTTATGGTTACCCGAACACAAGCTGCGGAGAAGCATTCACTGCTAAAGCAGTTGACCAGTACTTCCAATATCGTGCAAGTGCATTGATTTATGCTAATGGTGAGTATTGGATCAAGGTTAATTCTGGCGATTCCTATGGCGTTTGGGGGTATATAATTTGCAAAGAAAAAGATTTTGATTTTCTTAATCATCTTTTATTCATCTGTTACTGCAATAGAAAAAAATGAATACCCTAATGAAAAATATGCTTCTACAACTGGTGAAGCGTGTGCTTGTCATAGGTTCTGTGACTGGACAACAGGTATAGACGGAGGTTGCACATGTTTTTCCTATGACAATTCAATACAATGTGAAGCATTTGCAAAGTATGTTTTTGAGCGTGTTACCGGTAAAAAACGAGGACCTTGGACTGATTCCATAGATTTAAGCAATGTTGATAAAGCAAGAGAATTTATGAGAGATGTTCCAAGCTGCTCATATTTTAGAAGTTCTTCAATGGGTCATTCATTTATAGTTGTCTCGCATAGTGAAGAAAATGTTACCATTTATCATTGTAATTTTAGGGGGTATCTTAATGTATCAACTCCAAGTAGCTGTATTGTTCAACTAAATACTATCTCCTACGAGGATTTTTCAAGATGGTTTGGAATTATTTGTTGTTATACACCTAGTATTGGAGGGTAGAATGAACTTAAAGCGAAAATATTATTTCCTGTTGGTGCTGTTTATTAACTTGATTACCGGGTGCAACACTTTTAATAGCAGCTATCTCGATTCATCGTTTGAAAGCGATGAAAGCTTAGAACGTACAAATTCAAACTATACTAAGGATTATATGTATACCAGTGAAAATTCAGGATATGAGAATGGTACGTCTGAAAGCTCCAATATCATTGACAGTTATTTTTCAGAAACTCATGAGATCATTCGCCCTGCTTCGCTGGATATTACAAACGACGCGGCTGACGCACAGGAGTCAGTTGGTATATATACGGACAGCAACAAATTCTATTGCATGAATTGGAATTTAGCGATAGATGACTACCTTGTTAACCAATATACGCCCAAATTGCAAATGGACAGTGGATTATACAAGGTTGAAGATGCTGCGGTAATAGGTATACCTGAAAATTACTATATCGATGGTGATACATCTAATTTTGCTGTTAGTGTCTCTAACGCTGAGTCGTTGATAAACAGTTGGAAAATAGCATTTACTGGTGAGGAAGTCAGTGATTTGTCAGTTAAAAATGCAGAAATGTATTTCGAAATAATTGACAATTCCTATTCTCTATACTCTGAACGAATTGACTTTGATGGCTGTATTCGGCTTTATGGAAAATTGTATTGTGAGTTATCTTTGTGCAGTAATAATCCCAATTTAAGCTACGGCGATTTGGTATTTTATCCATATCAGCATGATATTATTGAAAAAGGTTTCTGTATTATTCCTTTTTCAACAAGTATAAGGAATAATGATGGGAACCTATTTGCTATGGATACTGTCCCACTATATCTTGGGAATGTTTGCGACTATCAGGATATACAAATCGGCTTGTTTTCTGAAAGCAACTATTTGGATAAATCACTTACACTTAAAAATATTAACTTGTTTTTTGCACAGGCGCAGTCAGGAGAGTCAAGATCAACCGCTTTAATTGTTGAAAATTCAGTTTAGAATAGGGTATCATCACGTTGAATGCCAAAAAGTACGCTGCAGAAAATTCTAGCTTTTAATGCGGTTGGGTGGCTCGTCTGCACACATAGAAATATTTTCTTTTGTGTAAAACTAGCCCTTTTTGTTGTAAACTGCATAAAAATACTTTGCAATTCATTTTTCGGTTCATCAGAACAAATCGATTTTTGTTTTAATGGTTTCAACCAAGCAGGCTTTATCTAGTAATAAAAAGCCTGCTTGGTTTTCCATACTATAGCAACAACAGACATATGGGAAATTATGAAGAACTTGATTTTTGCTGCTTAATAGTATGCGAGGGGTTCCACCCTTGGACTTTCATCGTTTCCTCGTTTAGCATTGGTGTGATTTTCGGTATTATTCGTGTTTACACAGTTCTTTTTTCAGACCCATTCAACAATATAAAAGGCACAGTCGATTCAAGCTGTGCCTATATTTTATCAGTTGATATTAAGGAAATTATGGATTGTCACATTAAAACATTTAGCAATAGCCAATATTTCGATATCGGTTACAAACCGCTGACCTGATTCTATGCGCTGGACCGCATTTTTGTCAATGTCCAGACCAACGACCTGCAATCTGTCTGAAAGCTCTCGCTGTGAGATTTTAAGCGCTTTGCGGAGTTCTTTCATCTTGATGCCGGTTATGTTATTGCGTCCGTCCGCTGTTCTTGCTTTGAACATTTTTTGTACCTCCTGTTAAGTGTCAATCTTGATATAGGCAACTTTGTCATGATTTGGTTACTGCTAGCTGCGCTTGGTAACACCTATCATTATACCCCATTTATCGGGTATATGCAATACACTTTTTTCCCATTATAATATAAGATAGGTGATATTATGATAAATTACGACCCTTTCTGGGCATACCTTGCCGATCACGGCATAAGTACATATAAGCTGATAAACAGCTACGGTGTCAGCAAAGGTCTTATTGATCGAATGAAACATAACAAGGCAATAACAACTTTCACGATCAACGAGCTGTGCAACACATTAAATTGCAGTCTGAACGACATAATGACGTTCGTTCCAGATAACAAAGAGAATAACGAGTAAGGCTTTCAAGAAATTGGAAGTCTTATTTTTCTTTTGGGCCGAGTGTCTTTTTGATTATAGGATTTATTCGTCCTCAGATTTGCTTTCAATCATTCTGCGAATGTACCCTTTGACCTCAAACACCTGCGTTGCGCTCAGGCTGTCGATAAGTTCCTTTGTCTGGGTGCGGACGAGCGCATCGTCCAGCACAGCAAAGTCGCTTACGCAGAACAGATAATCCACGGAAATTCCGTAAATTTTTGACAGTTTCACAAGAATATCTATCGGGATCTCTCTGGTTCTGTTTTCATACGTTGCCAGCGTGGACTGATCTATAAAAAGCTGTTCAGCCATCTGTTTCTGGGTCATTTTCAGTTTCTTCCTCAAAGAGCGAATCCTATTACTATAAGACACCGCCATGTATTCGCCTCCTTTCCGGATTATAGTATATAACATTCACGATGGTTTTTCAGCCTACAAGGTGTCATATTCGTATGACGTTTTGTCATACAAAATTGCGGAATTATATGCTATAATAGGTACAGGGAAAAATAAGCGGCAGAAACAAAAACGCTCCCTTTCGGAGAGTTGGACTAATTTCATTATCCGGAAACAAACTGCCACTTGATTCCCGGACAGTTCTTTGACAACAGAATACCAGAGCAGATACAAAACCTATCAAACTCAAAGACGTGCGAAGAAATTTCTGCTTCCGATCTGACGGGTATCTCATTATCAGTGACCACCTTTACATATGCGCGAGAATAACAGATATTCTGCCACCTGCCGGCAGTCAAGCCAGAGCCTTGAACGCACAAGGACCTCTATAAGAAACGAGCGTGGAGCAAGATAGCATAATGATACTTCCGGCGACGGCTTGTCCCACAGGAATGGGCAGGGGTGAAAGTCCCATGTCAGGATGCGTAACTACCTGAGTCTGCTCTGAAAGCGTATCAGAAATTGAAAGCCGTGGCTCTAAAATACTGAACCACGGCTTTTTATAGAATAATGAAAGGGGCTTTCTACCTTGTCATCTGATATTTTTAAAGATTACCCTGATATTGTTGAGATTTCACAGCTGATGGAAATGCTGAACATTTCAAAATATTCAGCATATAAATTGGTTACTGAAAATAAAATCAAGCACTTGGTCATTGGAAGGAAATACCGAATTCCTAAGATCTATGTGATAGAATACGTCAATAGTCAAATAGAAAAAAATCAGATTTACGACTTTAGTGTATTGAAATTTCAAGGCGAAAGTGGTATAATAAAGATGTTAGATGAAAGGGTGGACGGTCTTAAAGGAGGACAGCACAGTGACCGGATCACTTTATGAAAAGCATAACTATTGGGTAATGGTTCTGTATGGACTAAGCGCAGCTTTGTATCCAGAAAAGAACATTACCGACTTAAGCCAAAAGAAAAAACGCTGGATATCCACGTCTTTGCCGTCAACGGCAAAAAACAAAAGAACCGCTGAAAAAATGCTCTACGATAACCTCAAAAAGTATGAGCTGGAAGAGAATAGAATATTAGCTGACCCAGATTCGTACAGCTCGCAGCCTAACTACGCAAGTGGAGGTCAGGTACTTTTTACAGACTACCTTACTGATTGGCTGGAACGAAAGAAGAACAAAATCCAACTCATCACATGGGAAGGATATGAGGTGTATGCCCGGAGGCACATTATCCCGTATTTCAATGAGCTTAATCTCACGCTTGCCGAATTAAAGCCGCGTCATTTTGCGGACTACTACGAATACAAGTTTTCGGGAGGACGTCTTGACAGGAAAAAAGGCGGTCTGGGAAATCGTTCATTGAGAAGCCATGCTCAGCTAATCAAGGCTGTTCTTAACGAGGCGGTAATTTATGAGTACATATTACGCAATCCTGCTGAAAAAGTACCGATACCCAGAAAGCCGAAAACTGAAAGCGATTCTACCAAGAATGTGTACATGACAGCAGAAGAAGCTAACGATATGCTTCATAAGCTGAGAGGTGAATGGATTCAGCCGATTGTATTCATAGCGCTGCTCTATGGCTTGCGGAAAAGCGAGGTCCTGGGAATAAAATGGAGTGCGGTTGACTTTGAGAAAAACACTATCGAAATCAACCATACCGTTGTCAAGCACAAGTCAATAGTATACCAGGACAGCACCAAAACAGAAAACAGCCGCAACACCTTTGAACTGCTCCCCGAGGCGAGAGAACTTTTGCTGGACATTCACGCCAGACAGGAGAGGAACAGAGAGATATGCGGCAACGGTTATTATGAAAGCGACTATGTGTTTACATGGGACGATGGACATCTGTTCCGTCCGGACGCGATTACCGTTTCGTTCCAAAGAGCATTAAAGCGTCACGGGCTGCCTGAGATGCGCTTTCATGATCTGAGGCACAGTACGGCAAGCATCTGCTTTGACAAAGGCTGGGACATTGAGAAAATCAAGGTCTGGCTGCGTCATGCGGATATAGAAACCACAAGCAACATTTACACGCATATATCCAAAAATCGCCAGCATATTCTTGCTGACGCGATGACTGGTACATTCTCACTCTGAAAAAAAACGGTTTGCAAAAAAGAAAAGGTGTGTTCTAGCACAACACACCTTAACGATAAATTGTAGACCGTTGTAGACAAAAATCTCAACTGTCTGATATTTCGGTTCCGCTAATTCCCTTAACAGAGCCATTTGAAATGGTCGAGATGACAGGATTCGAACCTGCGACCTCTGCGTCCCGAAAGTAGTACAAAAATCCCATTACATACGATTATAAAGCATCTTTTAAATCTTTTGTGACACCCATCTGACACCCATGCATTTTTAATTCAAAAATAGCTTATAACAGTCGAAAAATTAAGTTTGGGAAGAATCTGCAAAAAAATAAAGACGAAAGGAAAAATGTCCGGTAACCCCAAAAGAAATCCCGGGCATTAACCCGGGATAAAGATATTAAAAGCGCCGATGATGGAGTCAGAGCAGAGTGTACCCCTTGCTGCGAAGCAGCGCCTTCTCCGAATCGACCTCGGAGGAGCGGACGAGCTTCTCGGCGCGAACGGTGACAAGCGGCTGATTCATCTTGAGCTTCTTTATCTTGGCAGCATATCCGACATAAGCCCAGTCGCAGTCGCACGGGCCGGTCACGCCGGCGACGCTCCCCTGTTTCGAGTAATCCCATTCAGGGTGACCGGCGACCGTAAACTGCCACATAACCTGACCGAGCTGCGCCTGATATCCCTCGGAGGTGTACTGAGCAAGCCAGAGGTCGAATTCCTTAAGCAGCCCGCTGTCAAGATGATCCCTTATCGTGTACTTTCCCGTATAGAGTAAAGGATAGTAGTTCGCGGCCTGGATAGTCGAAAGATACGCGCGGACGATACCGGTGTATTCCTCCCTGGAAAGTCCCGCCGCAAGCACGCCCTTATCCTCGAAGTCCATAGCGATGGGATAGTCTATCTCAAGTCCACGAAGCTGTTCCAGCACCCAGTTTGCTTCAACACGCGCCTCCGAAGCGGATTTGGCATAGCTCCAGTGATAAATCCCTACCTTTATCCCAGCCGCCTTGCAGCCCTTGTAATGCTGCTCAAACAGTGTATCCTTCTTTCTGCCATGCCCCAGCCTGATCATGACGAATTTAAGCGGCTTCCCCATGATCTTAGCCTTTGCAAGCGCCTTGTAGTCCACCTTTTCCTGTGAATAGGAAAGATCTATGCCTGCATATTTAGCCATCGTCGTCCTCCCTGTGACCGCCATCGGCAAGGCCCTCACCGATCACATATCCCACGGCCGCCGCGCCGCTGAGTATACAGCCGGATACGGTCTCGGCTGTTTCAGAGCTCCCCCCGAATGCTACGATAAGCCCCGCGATGAATCCCGCTGTAGCAACCCAGAGCTTTCTTGATGTCAGCTTTCTTCTCCAGTCAATTTTCATGTTTTTTCCTCCTTAGTTATTCGGTAATTCCATAAGGTCGTTGTAAAGCTCAGTCGCGACATCATTGCCGCCAAGAGCATGATAAGCATTGTACGCCCTGGCGAGCGCTTCCCGGGCATATATCGGGCACCTGCCGCGCTCGGTATACTTCTCATGAGAACGGATTATCTCCGCTCTCAGCAGGCACTGCACGCCTGCCTCAAGCTGCTCTGTACGCTCATCACGCTTTTGTTTACGGGCTGAAATCGTCGTGAAAATCACATTCGCGACGGTCACGCCAGCGCCGATGAGCGCTACAATAATGTTGCTATCCATCATGTCCCCTCCAGTTCGTTTATTCGTGTGCGCCAAGCCGCACGTTCCGCGAGCTTGTCCGCGTATTCCTCGCGGGTCGCCGCACCCTCCGCGATTTTCGCGGAGATATAATCGGTGTCAGCAAGATTGCGCTTGAGCCGGGATATCTCTGCCTGTGCCGCTATCCTCGCACGCTCTGGGGCTTTCTCCTCGTCAGAGCGTAGCACCGGAACGCCTCCGACAAGCTTGTAATTATACAGCCCGTCTGCGTCTGTAAGTCCACAACCCAGGTAATTCCCCTGCGCATGGTGAAAGCGGTCGCTCTCCCCGCGGTCTATTTCCGTCCAACCCTCGCCGCTAATGAACGCACTGGAGTTGATAGCTGTTATTACTCCGTTCGAATCTGCCTTGACATATACTATGTATTCGTCCATGTCGTTTCCTCCTTACAATCTAATCACAGCTCCTTGGACACAACCAGATAAGCGTCGCTGTTCATAAGGTGCAGCCTGTAAACAGTTCCGGGGGTCTGACCGCTAACCGTGAAAGCTACTTGTACCGTACTGTCCGTCTGCTCCAATGCCGTAGCGCTGCTAAAATCTACAACAGTATCTGTGCCATTGATAAGCGACAACCCACTGTAGCTTACCGTTGCCGCAACGCCGCTACGCATTGCTGCAATCGGTAATACTGCGTATACAATGGAGCCAGTAAGAGCATATCCGACGCCTATTGAGCATTTATCGGTGTTTGACGTTGCATTTTGGTGCTTGTAGATAGTAAAGTACCTCTGACACTTGAGCAGCTCCGTCGCCGGGTCGGGCGGTACGAACGGAGTAGCGGCGCTGCCAAGCTCTAGCTTGACCCATGCGAGCTTCAGGGAGTTCCCGGCTTCGGTGCCCTTGTTGAACCCGATGGATACCGCTGATATGTACTCGCTGTCAGAAAGATCTACCGTCACACTGTTTATGCCAGCCTGAAGCCTGGGAGTATAGTAGCTGTCAACGTAGTCCCCGGCTGCGGTCACAGTGCGGATACGCGCGGCCCATACTCCGGTGACGTCCGCTGCCTTGAGAGATAGCGTGTATTTTCCCGGTGGAAGCGGGAACTCAAAATCCTGCCAAAAAGCGTGGGTTGTTGACGACGCTGTTACCGTAGAGGTGAGCTTCACACCGCCGGAAATCGGCGCTGCGCTGCACTTCCCGGGAGAATACCATCTGTCGACCGTGTAGCCGGAGGTGTATTCAGCCTGCCCGCGCTGATTTATACGAAAATCCGGATTGTCAAGCTCGTTCTTGCCGCTCCTTGCCGGCGACCAGCCCGAAAAAACACCAGAAATAAGCATTCCGACATACATCATACCGCATTCTCCGATAGCTGTGACGTTCATGCCGTCAAACCAATAGTATGCAATATGTTCCGAGCCGCTCTGCATATGCGGCGGGGCGTTCACATAACTGTTGGAACTTGCATATTTCGAATAGTACCGCGTGTATTTTTTTGCGTTCGCCCAGAGCCAGGCCGGAATATCTGAACCGGCGGGGATAAGGGTCTGCGCATTCTTGTCAGCGGCGTCCACGAAATCCCCCGCGTTTTTCTGCGCTGCTGTTCCGAGCTTAGGCAGGTCTGATATATCGGACGTCGTGTGCTTGTGCCCGCTGTCTGATTTCCCTGAAAGTGACTCCTCAAGTTCTGCTTTCGTGACAAACGCCAGGGAGCTGACTTCTACTGTGACTCCATAAGTCTGCGAGATAGCCACGGCGGCAGTGAATTCCTCCATGAAGTCAGGATATTCAGCCGCCGACGGAATCTCCTCGCCTGATTCGTCCTGCGATATCGCAAAAAGGACCTCCACGCCGCCGCAGGTCGCAAATATTCCTACCTGCTTGAATGTCGCCGCCGCTGAAAGTCCCGTGTTCCTGATCTGGAGCTTTATCTCCCTTCCAGAGGACCCCGAAAGGGGCTTTTGTGAAGATATCACCACCGTCGTACCGACCAGCGGATCAGTCAGCGCGGTCTGATCCACAAGTGCCGACGCATCGACCGTACCGCCGCCAAGAGCCGCACGGGAAATAACTATCCCATCGCCGGAAAGCGACTGCTCCAGCAGCTCAAGCCCCGCGTTAGTGATAACGCTGTTATTCCATGTCGCCATTGCTTACCTCCGTAAATATTCGCTTTGTTTTTCCGCATATCTTAACACCGGAATGAAGTGCGATATCCGCGCCCACGCCGATGATCCTGCGTTCATTTATCACGCATTTCAGCCGCTTTGTTTTTCCGCATATCCCAAAGCCGGCATACACTGGCATTTCAGCCTTTATGCCGATGATGAATTCTGTTTCGTCAAGCACGCTGCGAAGATTCTTGTAGTATTTGATTTTTGCAAGCACCCGCCCGCGCTTTTCCGCGTCTCCGCCGCTGTCATAAATGGTCACCTTGAAGTGATACGGCTCCCCGCCGTATTCAAACCATTCCCGAACCCGCACATTCTCATAGACGCCCTCAAGCGCCGCCCTGACCGCGTACTTCGTACCCTTGTACTGATGTATCTGCAAGCATTCCCGAATAGTTGACCGCTTGCTCTCAAGACCGCCCTCGTAATCGTACCAGGGGACGTTCAGATCGTAGGCCAGCGCGTCCAGAACAGGCTCGTCAAGCTTATCTATAGCCGGGTAAATCAGTGCCTTATCCGTAAGCTCCCGATTTTTCGCAAGCTGTTCCGCGATGATTTTTCCCAGCGCCGCGAACCCGCCGTCCTTTTTCAGGACGGGCGGCAGGATCCGCAGGATATCATCTCTATTCATCTTCGTAGCCTCCTGCGCTGACCGTCTTTGTTCCGAGCTTTGCCGCCTCGGTCGCGCCAACTGGGGTATACACAGGCGAAGTCACCACCACGCGCTTAACACCCGTGTTCATCACAAGCTGAATGAGCTTTGACGGGTCTATATCCCGCCCGATCTTCGCGGTCTGCCATTCGATATATGCCGCGACCGCGCCCTCAACCGCCGACGCCGCAGCTGAAAGACTAAGTTCCCCGCCGCTCTCAACATAGTAAGTCAGAGCCACGTTGAACGCCTTTTCCGTAGGCGCGGAAACAGTGACATGGTCGGTCAACGGACGTATCTTCTCATCGTTCAGCGCAGCCGAAACGATGTCAAGAACAGCCTGATCAGGAAATTTACCGCCTTTCAGCAGCACGCGGATATCCACGTTCCCGGCGGACGGCGACGTTGCCGTAACATCTTCGATGAGCGTACTCGCGGATTTCGCATGATATATGTAAGCCCCAGCCGGGCCGGCTGTCGAATATCCCTCCACGCTTTCCCGCATACGTTCGTAAAGCCCGGAGTCAGATTCCCGGTCCGACCCGCCGCCGGTAGTATCAAGATTCTCGACCGCCGAGAAATAAGGGAAAATATCCACGCAGCTCTTTATCTGCCCCGCAAGATATCCATTTCCAACGGTACCCGGAATATCGCACACAGCCTTTACCGCGCCGCTCACTTCCCCGGCCGGAATAACGATATCCGAAACAGTCGAAAAAGTAATAGAGCCGTCCGCAGTTGCCCGGGTTCCGGCGGGGATAATTACCCCGGTCTCCTGCGCCGCCGAAATCGAGAATTTCAGCATACATTCCGCCGGAACAGCCTCAAGCCGCTCAACCCCGCGGAATATTTCTGCAAGGGAATCCAGATAGTCCCCACGCGCGAACCGCGGCATGTTCATCTTTGCCGAATCGTTTATCTTGGCGCGTTCCTGCGATATCACCGCCGCGACGTAGTTCAGAAGCACCCGCACCGGATCCGCAGGATATAATGTTCTCCCGGTCTCAGATTCGTACCCGGCTATCATCTCCGAAAGGATAGCCGACGCGTCCGAGTCAACAAAGCTGATATCCGGAAAAGTTCTTTCATCACTCATTTATCTCCACCTCCACAACCGGAATAATCACGCCGCTCGCAGCGTTCTCTTGAAAGTCTATGCTTACCAGTTCCGCCCGCGGCTCGTATTCCTCGATGGCGTCCGCGATGGTCTGATACAGCAGCGTTTCAGCCGCCGGCTGCGGCTTGTGCAGGTATTCGGCGTCAAGCCCCATTTCCCGTGCAAGCGGGACATCGTATTTCGCAGTCGAAAGCAGTACCCGGATATTCTGGAGAATTTCTTCATACTTGCTTTCCGGCTTGACCGAAAGTGCGCCGGGCGCGTCGCCGCGTATGACTGTTTTCACGATATCACCTCTTCGCATACTCTTTAAGAGTTAATTTCGTAGTAATACTAAGGAGCTGACCACGGTTGCTAACATGCTCAATGCTGTTAGACACCTTGGTAATAAGCCACTTGTACTTTCCAAAGTGCGTTTTCCCAATGACCAAGCGCGCCGGAACGCCCTCCCTGCACATATCGTCCAGCTTGTACATTGATTTCCGGGGATTTATCCCGAGGAACGCTGAAAGCTTTATCGTCAGCGATATTTCTTCGTTCTCCGGTCCCTGGAATTCAATAAGCGGCCGCCCGTTTATACGGTTATGTACGGAAGTCCGCGCCCCGACTGAATAAGACATGCCGGAAAAGGTTAGCTTCCGGTCATCGCTGACTTCGAAAACAACATCTCCAAGACTTCCAACAGCCATTTAAACACCCCCGATGATATAGCCGCACCCCTCGCCGCCGTCCTGAATAATGCAGACGACCACCTGACCGATATAAGGCAGCCAGCCGTAAACATTGACGTCCACCTTATGACCGTCCGGCGAAAGCGAGCCGGAAATACTATCCGGTTCAGCCTTGTCATAGTGTTCCCCCCGCCCAAGCGTGCGCGGCGCAGAGGAATATGTTTCAGAAACAGACCACTTTTTGTTGTCCGTAGTGATATCCGCCGTGATAAGCGGGGAATTCCGGAGTACCGCCAGTTCCCCGGAAACCATATCCCCACGATCGCCGAATATCACCCGCGCCGTCCGCGCCGATACGTTCACGCTGGACACCTTTCCGACCCTGATATCAGCCATCATAACCTCCCAGACATTTCCGCAGCGTAAGATCTGTAGTGTAACCGCTGCCAATGGAATGTGCCGCCGTCTTTATCATGTACTTCCCGTCGAATGCGCCCCAGCCGCTGACGTTCACTGTAGCCCCCGCCGCAAGCCCGGCGTCCCCGATGATTTTCAGCGACGCTGAAAAACGATCCTTGTTCTTCGCCTTGAGCCGCTTCACAGCAAGCTTCCGAGCCTCCTCGCGGCTGTCAACACGCTCGCTTATCTCAAGCACTTCCCCGGTGCCCGGGTTGTCGATTCGCGGCGTGTAGGTATATTCGATCGTTGTTCCGTTCGTGTCCGTCCAGCTCACATGACAGGAGCTGTAAGCCTTGTCCGATGATCCGTCCGAAAAAGAGTAAGATAGCACATTCCCTTTTTTCGGTGAAAAAGTCCGTATAGCGGGTTTCTTTTCGTATTCGTCCTCGTCGAATATCACCAGCGCCCCGGCGGTCACTTTCAGAGACATTCCCGCGTCCACACACAGCCGCGAAAGAAAAGAGATGTCGCTTTCATTGCTTTGCTCTTTCCGGCTGTAGACCGGGTCGTAGTCCCCGGAAAAATAGCTTTTAAGATTCCCGGCCGCCGCGATCTGCGCCGCGATAGCCGAAAGCCGGATATTCTCCCAGCTTTTATTTTTCTTAACCGCCCGGACGGAGGAGCCCGCCGGCAGCGACGTCGCTTTGATGGTTATTTTGGTCGGCGGGCCGGAAGCCTTAATAGTGTCAATGGTGAATTCCCCGCAGTCAAGCACGCGCCGTTTCCCGTCGTCCTCCCAGTCTTTCTGGATTATCGACACTGCCAGCGAAGCCCCCTGCAAACCATTCGCGGAGCTGACAGCGGTACTTCCGACCCCGGTTGCTTTTCCCGCGCCGTTCTTTTCAAGGTCGGCGGCATGTACCGCCGCCGTGATAACACCGTTGATCCCGACAACAATGCGATCCGGATTTATAGCGCCGATCTCCAGGACGGTAAACCCGTCATACGAATATACCCAGGCCTGCAGCCCGCCGCCATTATAATCTTTAGCGCCGCTCTTCACTTTTACCGGATCGCCTACGGAAAGACCTCCAGACTCAGAAGAACTACCGGAACCCGAACCGCCGCCGGAATTCTTCGAAGAAACCGCCGGATTCAGCCAGCTTTGCAGCCATATGCCCTCCCGGTCGTCGATGGTAAGGGAAAGGTCGTCCGTTTTCCCCTCCTGTTCGTCCGAATAGGAAAGCGAAAGCAGGTATTTTCCCATGTCCTCCGAGATATCCGCGCCGTTTATCTTCACGGCGACGGAAACCCGCCGCGCACGTTCTTTAATGGAAGTCGTCCAGTCTGCGCTCATATCAGACCTCTTTTCCAGGGTGGAAGCTGCTCGTCAGCCGGCGCGGTGTAGTCGGGAACGACAAGCTTTTTCCCCGCACCGAAAACAGTAATATCCGCGTATCCGGGGTTGGCTTCAAGGAGTTTCCCCATAAGTTTCTCTGATCCCAGAGTCTTCAGCGCAATGATATCCCAGGTATCGCCCTGAATGGTTATGTAGCTATCCATTTTACCACCCCCGCAATATATACAAGCGCTATTCACACAGCGCCGTTCTTGCCTCGTCAATGCGTCCGCGCGCGATCTCAAAGAAACCCGCGTCCTTTTCAATTCCGATAAAATCCCGCCCGGTGTTCACACAGGCGACTCCGGTCGAGCCTGAACCCATGCAGTTATCGAGAACGATGTCCCCGGGATTTGTGTACGTTTTTATCAGATATTCCAGCAGCGGGACGGGCTTTTGTGTCGGGTGCTTTGTTGCCTTGGAATTGTTCCCGAACAAAGCACCGTTCCAGCTACTGAAGTTTATAATACTTGTCGGGAACCTCGTACCTTTATTTGTATAGATGCATTCTTTTGCCTTTCCATAGTGTGCTGCACGATTTCTCTGCTGCACTCTTTCTCTATAAGGCTCTTTTATCTTTGTCATTTGTGGATTATATACGGGCAGATTTTTGTAAAACACAACAATATTCTCATGTCTTTTAAGCGGCATACGGTTTGCGTTAAAATATCCACTTGAAGTTGATTTCTCCCGAATTATTTCATATCTGAACCAATCTCTGTTGCTGCATATAAGGTCAGTAGTGAAGGGCTGAGACCCGAACAGGAGAATAGCGGCATTACTCTTGATAACACGCTTGTACTGTTCCCACAATGGAGCGAACGGTATCTTTCTGTCCCACTCGCACCGAATTGTGCCATACGGCAAGTCGCACAAGACCATGTCCACCGACCCGTCCGGTATCTGCTTCATGAGTTCCAGACAGTCGCCATGCATAAGTTCCATTTTTCAAATCCCCTAACACGTTTAATTTCCCCGCCCATGCAGTCCCCGAGTACACCCGGGAACCGCAGCCAGGAGGATCACCGCGCCCTTAGTTGCGCGGCGTCCGTGCCGCGCTTTCGGGGCGCTATAGACAGTCGTCGTGACTGTTCGCGCCCTTAGCTGCACGGCGTCCACTCCGCACGGCCAAAAGCGCATTTCCGGCGGTACTCGTTCATGCGCAAGCCCCGCCGATATCGTCCCATATCCAGACATTCGCCCGGATATGGGAAAAGTAATGACAATTGTAATTACCCGACCATTTTGCCAGCGTCGGCAAAATGCATTGCCCCCGCATTCTACAAGGATTCGCGACCATTTTGTTGGCTATAACAAAATGGTTATTCTGCCGTCCATAGCCCGGGATTAAGAATTCGGAATTCAATAAAAAGCGTTCCGCCGCTCATCGTCAGCCTTTTCCACGAAAATGCGGTATATCTTTTCCGCAAGATCGTCGTTATACGCGGAATAATCCGCGCTGCTGCCGCTGAACGAACTGTTGACGGTGATGTTGACAGGAGCCGACCGCGCGCGGGAATAAGCGGCAAGGGAAAGCGCCTGCGGCATGATCCCCAGCAGCATAGATGTTTCGTCAGCGGTGAATACACGCCGCCCGGGCGCGCCGACGATAAGTTCCGGACCATTCTCACCAGCGATGAACGCATTCTCCGTGAACGAAGAGCCGTTAGCGTGGCCGGGGATCCCCGCCGCCTTCATCTCGGCAAGCGCGGAGGTCGGAATAAACTTTGCCCCAGTGCTCCCGCCGCTTTTCAGCAGTTCAAGCTTTCCTGAGACGGTCAGCGGAACTTCCACGGCTGGCAGTACGCCCAGTGAATTAAGTTTGTCTATCTCGTCCGAAACGCCTTGATATATGCTCTTTACGCCGTTTAATGCATTGCTTTTGGCATTCTTGATTACATCGTCACCGTAGCCGTTCCAAGCGTTGCCCATCTCTTCCCGGATTGCTGCAGCCCTTTCGCTGTCACCGGCAGCAAGCGCGTCCGTAAGTCCCTCGTTGAGCTTCTGCAGATTATCGCCCATGTTCTGATTAGCTGCCAGCAAGCCTATCCAGTTATCCCAGATGTTCGTCCCCTGAGATTCCACCGTATCAAGAAGCACATCGCCAAGCTGCTGTTTAAGGTCGGCGGCAGTGTTCATCATCTCGCTTACAAATTCGCTGCGCTTTGTGAGGTAGTCGTCATACGCGACACCCTGTGCTGTGTCCAGTGCGTCCATAACCTGGGAATATTCGTCACCGGTCATCTTGTTATGCGCCAGCATAACGCCTGCTTCGCGCCGTAGTTCCTCGTAGTTATCGTTGATATTATTCTGCGCCTGGTCAATCTCGTCAAGGTAGGATTTTCCGTATTCCTGCAGCGCCTGGATATTCTCAATGGCGTCTTCCTTGTTTGCTCCAAGATCCATACCGCCCAGAGCTTCCTTCTGCTCCTCATAGGCAGCCAGCGCGTCCGATTTCCCGCTGTCCGACATCTCATTGATATATTGCATTTCATCAACGAAAGCCTGCTTATCCTCATCGGTAACTGCGTCGCCAGAGCGAATCTTTCCAAGATAGTCAGTAACAACTTTCTGTGACTGCGTGATGGAATCCCCAAACTGCGCCTTGAACCCTTCGAGAACACCCGTGATATCCGCAACGCTTATTCCTAACTGTGAAGCAGCCGTCTGCGCCTGTGACTTAAATGTGTCGAATACCACGCCGTAGCGCACCTGAAAATCATCTTCCAGCTTGCTCACCAACGTGTTGAACGGCTCGTACATAGCGTCAGCCTGCTCAGATGTAAGCGTTCCGTTTTCTTCAAGTATCTGATTATAAAGATCTACCGAATGTTTCGCCTTGGACATCTCATATTCGATATCGTCCAACTTGTCCGATGCTTCATTCACTTCCTGGGCATACTTGTAGTGCTCCGATGTGCTTTCCTTTACCGCCTCGGTATAGTCTTTCAGCTTCGGCAGTCCGTTATTGAAAAGCTCGCCGTCCGCATACTCCTTGCGGAGTTTCTGGTAGTGCTGATAGTTAAGATATACCGCGCCCGCAATAGCTGCCAACGCCGCAACGGTACCTGCTGCGACTGCTGTAAATCCGGCGGCAGAAGCTGTAAGACCCGTAAGCGACGAAGCAAATGTTGACAGTTTCTTTCCGTCGTCTGCCAGTTTAGCCGCCTGCCGCGCTGCTTTGACCTTTGTAAATGCCTTTTCAATCCCCAGCAGACCTGTCTTTACTCCGAGATATGTCACCTGCGTACCCTTGAGGATAAGCGCATATTTCGCGACTTCTCCAGCGATCCCGGCAACCTTCTTAATGCCCTCCTGATTCTCGGAAACCCATCTCTGCGCGCCCTTTGCCGCTTCTGTAAGCTCCCCCGCCAGTTCCTTTATCATCGGCAGAGTCATGTCGCCTATGGTGATACCAAGGTTCTCCACGGAATTCTTAGCCTGGTCGATTTGGGATTCCGTCGTGGCATAGCGCTTTTCAGCCTCGGCAGTCAGGGCGTTGTTTTCCTCCCACGCCTTTGTGGCAAGATCGGCGGCGTCGGTCAGGATATCGTCAGAAGAAGCGAGCGAAAGCACCGCGTTGGACATTCTGACTTCGGTGATGCCCATGTCGTCCAGGATAGCAACGGCGCTCTTGCCGTTGCGTTCAGTGTCGTTCAGTCCCTTTGTGAAAGCGGAAAGCGCCTTGAGCGAATCCTGCTTGTACAGCTGTTTGAAAGCGTCCTGCGAAAGATTTGCGACCTTTGCGAAGCCCTCAAGCCCGTCCCCGGTTTCAACGGCAAGCTGTAAGGATTTCAGGATCTTGGACATAGCCGAACCGCCGGCCTCCGCTTCGATACCGAGTGAAGAAAGCGCCGTAGCCGCCGCCATTATCTGCGGTTCCGATAATCCGGTAAGCTCACCGGTGGAAGCAAGCCTCATGCCCATTGAAACAATGTCCGCCTCGGTAGTAGCGAAATTGTTGCCCAGGTCAACGACTACCGAACCGAGCTTGTCAAAGTCCCCCTGATCCATCTGCGTGATGTTCGCGAATTTTGCCAGTTCAGAAGCCGCTTCGTCTGCCGAAAGATTTGTTGCCTCCCCCAGGTCTATCATTACCTTTGAGAAGTCAAGGATATGCTCTTTCTGGATACCGAGCTGACCTGCGGCCTCCGCAACGGCGGCAATTTCGTCCGCCGAAGCAATGACGTCAGTCTGCGACATATTCAGAATGCCCTGCCGCATTTCCGCGAATTCTTCCTCCGTTGCTTCAACGGTCTTGCGAACTCCGGTGAATGCGCTCTCAAAATTCATCGCAGGCTTTGAAGCGCTGGCGTACACCGTACCGACCGCCGCCCCGATCCCCCCGGCAAGACCCGCAAATTCTTTTGCAGCGTCCCCGAACTGCGCCCGGGTGGTTTCCAGCTCCTCCGATACGTTCGAAAGGAAGTTCCGCGTCCTGGATATTTCCTCAAGCCGGCTCTGTAATCTCTCCATATCGCCGGAAAGGTTATCAGTGTCGATACCCGCGTCCTGTAAGGCGGCACGCGCGTCACCAAGACGGTCCTGCATTTCCCGAAGCCGCTGATTATGCTCCTCCAGCGCGTTTTCACAGCGCCGTATCTGTTCCGCATTGCGTTCCAGCTGCCCCCGCTGTTCTTTCGTCGGGTTCGCCGTGTTGGTCATTTCCTGTGCAAGCTCGGCATTGCGGCGTCTTAACTCCGTCAGCCGCGTTTCACTATTGCGAATGATCTCGTTCTGCCGCTCGATAGCCTTCTGCTGCTTCTGATACCCGCTGATGTCCCTCATCTGGGAGTTCAGTGTGCGGGTGGCAGTCTGGAGCGCCTTCATCTCGCTGGAGGAATTCCGCATAGCGGCAGAAAAAGAACCGCCCATGGCTCCGGTGATCTTGAAGAACATCTCGTATTCACGACGTGTGCTGCTCATTCCTTCTTTTCCTCCTTAGCGATATCAAGGGCGGTCTTTAACCACTTTTCAAGCCGCCGAAGCGGCATGTTGTAAAAAAATCCGGCGGGAGTATTCGTATATCGCGAAAGATAAATACTTTCGCGCCTCCACCAGCCCGCCGGGTCATTGCTTATTCCCCGCTCATAAAAAAAGCGCGGGCTTTTCTCCTGATGATGTTGCCATCATACAGCGGAAGATGCTCCAGAAGGCTGATATGTACCTTAGCCGCCTTTGCAGCCAGGCGCATAACATAAGCCGTGCTGTATTCCGGAATAATGGCATAGCGGTTGTCCGCGGCCATCTCGTCCTCGACATCTTCCATGTCGGCGGCGGTCAGCCCGCCAAAGTTGAATTTAAGCTCTTCATAGGTTTCTCCCTCCCAGGTGAAAGGCTTCCTGAACTTGTGGACATACACGTCCGCGCCCTGGGCGGATTCCTCCGCTCTCACCTGCTCCTCTGTCATATCTGCTTTCTCTACGCTGCTCATAGTGATTCCTCCTGTTATATTTCCTGATGTTTAAAGCTCCTAAGGCATAATCGCCAACCCGAGATTTTCCGCTCCCGGCAAAGCCGGGATTCCGTCCCCACTCCGGGGGCGGAAAGGAAAACCGGATGTTCAGCGCCGGACGTTCCCGGCGCTGAACTATGCAAGTCCCAGATTCTTGCGCATCTCCGCAAGGTAGTCCACGCCGTCCACGAAGAATATGTAGTTTGCGGGATCGACCTCAAGGGTCTTTGCACCGTCGATGAAAGTAGCGAAATAATGCACCGCATATTCCGCGTTGGTATCGCCTGTCGAGAAGTTCGCAAGCTTTCCGGTCTTGAGGGTGATGGGCGTGCACTTGAGGATGTGCTTTACCGCCACCTGTCTTACGCCGGAAACAGTGTCGCGCTCCTGCACGTTCGCACGGAGATCGAGCTGGTGTTCCACCGGGGTAAACAGATTGTACGCGATCTTTGTAGGATTGCGGAAATTGATGGTCGTCTTCATAGCCTCGATATGACCGATGATCACCGCGTCATACTTTCCCGCGAAGCCCGCGCCCTGCATCTCCTCGGTGATCTGGGTGATATCCGGCAGGTCTACGTCAGCAATTCCGTAGTAGTCCACCGCGTTCTCGTACACGCGGAATGCGATGTTTATTTCTGAAAACTGTGCCATTCATGTACCTCCATTAACCGCCAAGCGCCGCAGAAACATAGTCCGCGTCGTATTCCAGGACGAACTCCATCTCCTTCGCCGGAGAAGGCGGCGTGATGTAGATGTGGAACTTCATGCGGCCCGCCATCAGGTCGGTAAGCGGGTTCTCCGCCTCGCTGAACTCGATACGCCCGCCCAGGATATGTTCAGCCGTCTTAAGACCGTTCAGCCAGATGTTAACCGTGTCGATGATGCAGTCGATAAGCCGGCGCGTCATCTTGCTGTCAAGCTTGCCCCAGAAAGTCAGGGTAACTGTCTGCGCCACATAGCCGAACATTCTGTTTATGCAGAGGAAATAATCCTTGACGTCGGTGGAGTTCGGAAAGCACGCAGTTTCATTGCCCCAGAGGGCGAATCTGCCGTTGAAGTTCAGCGCGGTGACTACGCCCTTGCTGTTCAGCACATTCGCGTCGGCAAGCTCAAGCAGGACCTCGGAACCGTCGGAAAGCACGGTGCTGTCAGCCTGGAGCGTCTTGTTGGACGGGGATTCGGACGGGATACCGCCGTTGTCGTTATCCACGGTCGCCGCAAGCGCCGCGATGTGACTGGAAAGGTGATACTTCTTACCCGCCAGCGCCACCATGGGCCAGCAAAGCACCTCATTAGTACCGTTGATGTTCTTGTCAGACTTCCAGCCGTAAACATCGCTGTACTTCTTGATGGTGGTGCAGTCCGCGTCGATGATGGCCTTGCCCTTGAACAGACCGCAAATGCTGTCAGCCTTCGCAGCCATGACAGCCGCTACAGCGTTATCGCTGGAGTAGCCGGGCGCGATGATGAATTCCGGAACCACGCCATACTTCGTGAACACGGAGTTCACAAGCTCCAGACCCTTCTTTGCGCCGGTGCTGACATCGATACCGCCGATGATGTCATCGGAATCCACGCCGGAGGGCTTTACCTTGTCGTAAGCGATATAAGCTGACGAGCCGGAAAGCGCGCCGCCCTTTATCGCCTCAACGATAAGCTTGCCGTCGTTGTAGAAACACGAATAATCGGTGCCCTCAACAAGCGCATTGCCCGCAGAAGCAGCCTTGACGACTACAGTGCTCTTGATTGCCGTTTCCGGAAGCTCCGCGCGGCCGTCCACAAGAGTTACCTCGGCGCTCTCAACCGATTCCTTGTGTTCGGCGGGGTCGAGCACGTTCACGAATATTACCGGGGACACTCCGTAAAGTCCGAAATGTGTTTTCATGACCTCACAGAGCGTGAAATCCTCCCAGTTGTCGGAGTAGCCGAGCGCCGCCACGGCCTCCGCATAGTTGTTGGCGTAAACGAGCTTGTTTACAGCCCCCTCGCCCTGATATACGGGCGCGGTGCCGACCGCAAAAGTAATGCCGACGGATACCGCCGCCGGAGTAGCGAGCGCGGTCGCCTGCTCGCTGGTCTTAATTCCGTGATAGTAAGCCATTTATCCTTGTCCTCCTCATCTGCCGGAAAGGTTCTTGTAAGCGTTGCCCAGGGCTGTACCCGGGTCATGTATCTTTGCTCTCACCGCCGAAAGTTCCTCCGGTGTGACGAACATCATGCGCGCCAGGGGATAGTTATGCAGCTCGTCCGGGATTATCTCGTCGAGCTTTTTTCCGTGCGTGATGAACGCCCGGCCGGAAATAAGCTGCGTGCGGAATATCGACGGGCCGATGTAAACCAGCACCGGCGGGACGGAAGATCCGGACTGCGTGACCGCCGAAACTTCCTCATGCTCACAAGCTGGGTTTCCCGAAGCGGTCATATCCGCCCCGGTGCTCACCCCCGCAGTGTCAGCCGCGCCGGAGACTCCGTCTTTCTGTTCTGTATCGGAGCTTACTCCGAAATTTCTGACCTTAGGCATGAAAGTTCCTCCGTTCTGTCAGTAAACCATCTTGTATTTTTATACGCCAAGTTATCAAAGTCGGGGAAATCCGGCTGAACCGGCGGAAGCTCAAAGCTCGCAAGCATTTCCCCGAAAAAGTACTGACCGTTAGTAGCCGGGTCGATAGCCCAGTCTATCCTGTCCATAAGCAGGAAGTGCCCGCCTATGGCTTCGCGTTTCAAAAGCCGGTGCCGAATGCGCTCGATGATGTTCAGCACATTCAGCTTGCCTTCGCCCATATCGTCGCAGTAAACGCCGACGGCGAACCGCACGCCGACCTGACTGTGAGGATCGTCCGCGGGCTTCTGCTCGTCCTGCCCGGTCAGCACCTGAAGAATGATGTACGGAATAAGATTGAGGTCGTCCGTCTTTTTCGGCAGGTCCATAAGATACACCCTTGCCGGGCGGTATGTCGTTTCCGCACCCGCCTTTTCCGGTCTGCACGGGAGAACGATGTCTTTTACGCATTCCTCGACAAGCGCCTTAAGCGCCGTCATAAGGTCGGTCACTGTCATCTTCCGCCGTACCCCCTCAGTATTCTGTCTATCTCATGGTCAAGGCGCTTGTCAAAAGTCGCCTTTGCCGCTGCGTCCATATCCTTGATAACCTCGCCATTCTCCACCATGTGCGCCGCCGACGGACCGTAAAGGGTCTGAGAGCTGTTGCGCTCGGTGGAATAACGTTCGAAAACATTAACGCCGTATTTTCCAAGGGCGGTTATATACGCGTGTTTGAGGTCTTTCGGGATACCGGTCAGCACCTCCGCCTTGAGCCGCCGCACATGTCCTTTCTCATGCGCCCTGTAGCCCCTGACGTTGAAGCTGATAAGCGGAATGAGATACCCGCCGAACGTTACAGCCGCCGAAAGCGACTGCTTGTTCGCGCGGAATGTGTGTATCCTTGTGTCCTGATAGAAAGCCGCCCGGTCCACTGTGTACATGCTGTGTACTGATTTCCAGGCGACCCCGCGGGCGCTCATCATGGCGCGGTTCGCAGCGTTCGAAAGCGCCGCGTACACCTTGTTTCCCGGCAGCCCCCGCAGCTCTTCATTGACTCGCTGGAGCTGTTCAGCAGTTACTTCCATTACTCGTCGAACCTCCCACCATTCACGCACGAACAAGCGCGTGGAATTGCAGACTATTCCGCAAACCTCTCAAGTGAAAGCACGATCTCCTTCCCCTGGATAAGCTCCGAGGAAAGTATGTCGTATTCATCGTCGTCGATAAATATCCGGTTTCTGACCTCCGGAAGCACTCCCAGCGCCTCATACGGGATATACACCGTCTTTTTCAGCGAGTATATCCCGTCGCCGTATCGCCCGGAGCCGTCCATGCTTCCGCCTGTTATTTCGAATTCCTCCGGGATATATTTGGTGATAACGGCAGTGACTTCATATTCCACGCCGTTGTATGTCACCCTGTGAGTTTCCGCAAACTCCCTGAGATTGTGGAAAACCTCCCGGATATCCTTTTCCACAGCCTCCCGGAAATCCATCATTACAGCACCTTCGCTATGTACCAGCTCTTGAGGTTGTGCGGAACCGCAAGCGGTCTGGAAGAGATGCGCACGGTGCGCACGCGGTTGTCGCTGGAAAGGAAGGATTCGGAGTATCTCTTGCCTGTAAAGGTCTGAGGCGCCTGCGTCTTTCCGTTAAAGTTGCTGATAGCGCCGTACAGCATGTCGAAGCGCGCCGCAGTGCTGAACAGGCCAACAGTGCCGTCCGGTACGTAAGGCTTTGTAACAGGGCTGTCCGGGTTGGTCCAGTCGTCCAGATACCATTCGTCATAAGTGTAGATAGACAAGCCCATCATCGGGATATTACCGATGAAGCTCACGCCGTTCGAAAGCTCCCGGGGCTTGATGGTCGCGATCTCGTAGTTTCTGATGTCAAGCAGCTTCTGCACGTTAGCGTTGCCAATGAACGCGTTCGCCGCGTCCACGCTCATGATACAGATGTTCGCATTAACATAGCCGTCCTTTGAGATCGCTCTCTTCCACTTCTGGAGATCTGCGATAGGGTCTGAACCCGCAGCGGACCACTTCTTTGAAAGGGTTTCAGTGTTGCTGAAGCCGAAGTTGATCTCGTCGTCGATGTTCTTGCCCTTTACAGTGATCTTGCCGGTGAACAGCGCCTCGGCGCACATTACTTCCTCGCGGCGGGTTATCATCTCGTCCATCTCGACGAGATCTTCTGAAAGCTTTCTCACAGCTCTTTCAGCCGGGGTCATGCTGGAAGTGATCTGTTCGCCTGCGATACGGTTGAGCATCTCCTCCGCCTCAGTCACCTTTTCCGGCGAAACAAGCGGCGCTGTGTAGGTCTTGGTGGAATATCCTTTGTTCGGGATCACCTGACCGCCGGCCTTGGGATTCACGAACGGCGCGACGCTCCTAGAGCCTTCGACGATATCGAAGTTTACGCTCTTGGTGACGAAAGTCTTGCTGCCCTTAAAAAAAGTACTCTTGAGGAACGTAGTCACACGCGGGGAGCGTCTGAATACTTCCTCGATCCTGGTAGGTGTATAAAGATCCATTTTTGTCCTCCTTTCCTCTTACTTGAGGAAAATGCCGATGTTCCTGAACGGAACGACAAGCGTCGATACATCGACGTTTTCCGCGACGATAAGCGCGTCAGCCAGCACCTCGCCGGTAAGCAGCACCGCGCCCATCTCGTTCGCGCCGATGTCCTCCAGAGCAATGCCGTAAAGCCCGGTCACGCCGGTGGTGTAAGTGGCGCCGCTGTCAGCGGAAGAAGCCGCCACGGGGCTGATCTTGCCGTCCGCGATAGTCACCGGCTCATATTTTCTCACAGCCGCCTCGGCAGTAGCCTTGCCCTTGATGTGCGGGAACTCGCTGCCCGCGTAAAAATTGACCGCGCCGATCGAATCGGTGCCGGGTGTGTATCTGCCGCCCATTACTTAGCCTCCTTGCCGAATATGCCGTCCAGCATGCTGTTGAACTTCTTGTCGTCATCGTCCGCCGGGGATTCCGGTGCCTGCTGCTGAACAGCGTCCGCGCCGCTGTCCTGCGCGTCCTGCTCCCTGTTCCTGAGGTAATCCGCGCCCTGCTTCTTCATGCCGTTCAGTACGCGCACCGCCATTTCCGGCGCGGTGATAAGGTCGGTGTACTTCGCCTTTTCAGCGACGTCCTCAAACCCCTCCACGGTCGCGTCCTCGATAGCCTTGATACGCTCTCTTTCGCCCTTTGCCGCGTCATTCTCGATCTGCCTGCACAGATCGGGATACGCAGCCTTAAGCCCTGCAATATCCTTGATATCTGCCATTCCCTGTTCCTCCGTTGGTTCAGTTGTGTCCTTTGCCGTTGTCGTCTTTTTCGCCGGCGCAGCTCCCGCCGCTCCATTGATCGTGTTATTTATTGTGCTTAAAGCGGGAAACCGCTCTAATACCTTTTCCGGAATACCAGGCATCTCGACGGAGTTAACGAAGAAATGTCCGTCCCTGTTCTCCACGGCGGTATTTTCCGCCGCAGAAATAAGCTCGTCGCAATAGCCGGATTCCACTGCCGACGTGCCGTCCATCCAGGTTTCTGCCGCCATCGCCGCCGAAATATCCTCGGCGCTTTTCCTGGTTTTTCCTGCGTAAGCCGCCACAATAGCCTGCTTGATGGTCTTGAGCTCGTCCGCCATCTTCTCAAGCTCCTCCGCCTTGTAATAGCCGAAGGAGCCGACCGCCGGGTCGTGTATCATGAACATCGCCGCAGCGGGTATGGATATCTTTTCCGCGCCCATGCAGATGACCGTCGCAGCAGAAGCCGCCCAGCCGTCCACCACAGCGCTGACCTTCACGCCCTTCTTGCGCAGGTCGAGCAGGCGGTTATATATAGCAAAAGCCGCGAAAACATCACCGCCGCCGGAGTTGATACGAACAGTAAGCGCCTGGATATCGCCAAGCGCTTTCAGATCATCGCTGAACTGTTTCGGAGTGACTTCGTCGCCCCACCAGCTCGTTGAACTGATACTGCCGTATAATACAAGTTCGGCGTCGCCGCCTGTTTCCGAGCTGTTCCGGAAACTCCAGAACCTTTTATCTGCGCCGGCGGCAGCGGTAACGCCCCGCGGCGCATTGTTCGAGTTGATTTCAGCCATCGTTGTCCCCCTTATTTTCGGACTTGTCGTCATCATCGGAGGTGTTCACAAGCACCGTCATCTTTTCCCCTCCGCCAGCCTCGCCAAGCAGCTTGTTTTCCGTCCGGAGCTGACCGACGTTTGCGTAATAGCTGGAACCGTTCAGTTCCAGCGCCTCGGTGTCCCTGGTCGAGAAACCATTCTGCACGCGGACGACCGCCGCGGTGACCTCCTTGAGCGGGTCTATCTGACCTTGTGACGGACCAGTCCATTTTGCGGAACAGTAAGCCTTGCGGATAAGCGGGTCAGAAAAGAACCCCGGCGCCTTTATACGCCCCTTTGCCACAGCCTCGCACATGAACTCCTCGAATACCGGCTGACAGAAATCGTTGATAAGCCAGCCCCGGTGCATTCTGACCGTTTTCCAGAACTCCAGCAGCGCCGCACGGGACGCGGAGTAATTGCTGTTGAACATCGACAGCATCACCTCATATGGTATCTCAAGCGCCGCGCCGATCTGGGCGCTGACCGCCCGGACAAATCCGTCAAAGTTCGCGTTCGGCCGTCCCGGATTGATGTCATGCGCCTTTTCGCCGTCCTGAAGATCGACGATAGCGCCGTTTCCGAGCCTGATAGCCCCGGCGGCGGTGCGGTCGCCCTCGTCAACGGGCTCTACCTCCCCGACCGGAGATTCCTCTGAAACGCCCTCCTTCTCGATGAATACCGTGAACATTCCGGAGATGACCGCCGCCATAAGTTCGGCGTCCGTGTACCGCCCGAGCTGTTTCAGCGCTTCAATTACCGGCGCGACGAACGGAACGCCGCGCACCTGCCCTATTCGCTCCCGCGAACAGATGAACAGTGCGTTGCGGCGGCCGGTCTTGTCGCCGTAAGCCTTTACCCTGGTCCACTTGGTGACCTCCCGCACGTTGTCAACGGCAAGCGGGTGATTGTTCGCCACCCAGTAGGCTATGACTTCGCCGGACTTGTCCTTTTCAACGCCGGATTCGATAAGCGGGTCGTAAAGCTTGTCGGACGGCGTAGACACCCGGTCCGCCTCAATAAGCCGGATAGTCAGCTCATATGGATTCCCGGCGCGCTTTTTAAGCGGCATGAGCGCCAGAACATCTCCGCTCATCAGCCAGTTGAAGAAAGCAAGCTGCTGCAACTCCTCGAAATTATCGATACGTTCAGCGTCGCAGTCCGGCGAATCGGTGAACAGCCTGAATTCCCGCTCTATCTGCGCTTCAAGCTCCCGCGCCCGCTCCTCGTCCATCTTGAGGAATCTGAAATCCACCTGCGATGTCAGTTTCAAGCCCTGACCGACCACCGCAGTGCGCATTTTCTTAAGCGCCGCCGTGGCCAGCGGAACGCCGGAATAAAGATCGCGGCTTCGCTGACGGAGCGTGTCAAGGTGTTCGTGGATATCTTCGTCCGCCGAACCGCCGTATGAGTTCCACCCGCGCAGTGAATTGCGCGTGAACGAAGCGCCATAGTTTCCATAACCGGAATCCAGCACCGAAAGCGCGTTACGCGCGGCGGCGCGCTTGACCGCAGCCTGCGGATTTATAAAGGCTATGGCCTTATCTATGAAGTTCACCGCCGTTCACCTCCGTCAGTCCATCGGAATACCGCGATAAATGCGGTTGCGTCCTTTTCCGGCGCGCTCAAGCTTCGTCACCATGTCGTTCCAGTAGGTTATGTTTTCCCTGACCTGCTTGAGATCGGCGCGGGTTAGGCTCATAGTCCCCATTGTGTAGCTCTGCGAGGTCGCAAGCGCTTCCTCCGCCTCAAGCCAGGTGTTCAGCTTTTCCCGAGCAATCTCAACTGTAATCCCGCCCATTTATTCACCGCCATGTATATAATCCGTAAAATCGTATATTTTCCCAGTGTCATGATAGCATATCCGGATTCGCACTGACGCGCAGCCGCCCGCAGGACTTTGCAATTATTTATGGCTGTTCCCGAAAAAGGGCAAAAAATAAACGGCGAACGAATCGTTCACCGTAAAACCAAAAAGGCCGCTGCAAAAATGCAGCGACCGCAACTATTTCCGTTTAGGAAACAGTTGAATATTTAGGATCGGCATTTTCGCGACCCCACGAAAATGCCTGTGCAGACCAATACTACTTGCTTCGGGGTTAGCCGAAAACAAAAAAGCGGCAGTCCTGCGCCAAGGACCGCCGCTTTTTGCCATGCCATGGGAAAACTGACGCACTGGCGTACATCAGCCGGTTATAGAAAGGTTTATCTCAATCCGGATATTTCTATCCGAATATCAACCGAAAGGAACAGCGCCCATGCCGCAGGGCGCTGTCTTTTTCGCCGGGTGCAACACCCGGGTCAAAAGGAGACATATGCGTCTTGACATCTCACAGTCAATATTATAACGCGAAAAGCGACGAACGTCAACACATTCGTGCTATTCGTCACAGAAAAGCACTTGAATATAAAACGCAATATTTCCGGCGCTGCCAATCGGCAGCGGAAACCGGATAACCGTTGACAAAAGGCAGCGGAAACAATCCCCGGAACTTCAGGTTACTCCGAAGCTGCTTAAAAGTTATATCAAAGTTTCCGCTCTCCCATATCCGCCCCATATTGAACTGCCGCATATCCCTTCCAACTCTCCCCCAAGTTTGTCACCAAAATCATGCAAGTCATTTACAACCACCGCCGGAATTTCGAATTCATATTATTCCGCTTGATACGGTCCGCCGCTGCGTTCTTCTACGCCTTGCGGCGCGGTTCTCCGGCGCGATGAGTACGGGGTTAGCGATCTCCAGCGCGGCGGTGGCATAGTTCCGGATATCCCAGGGCTCGTTTCTGTGATAGGACGGATTCTTCAGTTCCCAGGTTATGACCGCATGCCCCTTGACGTATTTCATGACCATCTGTTCGGCTGTAAGTCCCCGGAAATATTCCTCAGTATATCCGCGCCCCCGGTCGCGGGGAAAATGGCAGTAGTTCGGACCTTCCTCGACCACTTTCAGCCGCTGCGCCAGCAAGGCCTTTCCAGTGTCGACTCCTATCTTGAAAAGCGGAGTCTTTACCCGGTTTGAGGTTGTCGGGCGGCTGATGTACGGCACATCTGCGCCGCCGTAGCCCTTGATGGCAAATACGTTCTGCGAGTATCTTTTCTTGCAGAAGCGGTATACCTCGGTCGTGAAATGACCGCCGGAGTCCATGCAGGTGCAGGCTATCCGGAGTTTCTGACCGTCCTCCCTCTCGAACTCCTGTTCCAGGAACGCGCCGAGCTGCTCCCAGACGTGCGGCTGCTTGAGGTCGCCGTAAATAACCTGATACATGATCCCCCAGCTTTCCTTTTCAACGCCCCAGCCAACCACTTCAATTTCAAAGCGGTTGTCCTGCGTGTCCACTCCGGCGGTAAGCACAAGCACATCTTTCGGCACCATGCAGCCGTATTTCTCCCGTCGCTTGTACAGCTCGTCCTCCGCAAGCTGTTCGCCCTGCTCGTGCCAGCATTCGCCCATTTCTGTGTTCGTCCAGACCTTGAGCAGCTCGACGTTACCCTCCTTAGCCTTTTTGTTAGCCTCGAGGAATTTTTCAACGACCTCCCGCCAGTCCACGAACAGGGAAGCAAGCGAATTAAGGTGAAATCCCCGCACGTTCCGCGCCGGGAATGCCGCGACGAACTTTCCCTTGATATACTGCTGCTTCCATTCGGCTTCCTTACAGACCGCCCCGCAGTGCACGCATACATAGTTGATATCGGTCAGGTCAGCCTTGTCAAACTGCACCTGGGACCAGAGCAGCGGTTGAAACTTTCCGCAGTGCGGACACGGCACGTTCCATTCTTCTTTGGTGCTGTTTTCGAACTCGATCTGAATTCGGGAAAGCCCGTCGATGGTCGGAGTGGATACATACACTATCTTCTTGTTCCAGAACGTAGTCAGTCGCTTTTCCGCAAGCAGCAGCGGATCACCCTCGTTGCCGGCGGAAAACGGATACCTGTCTATCTCGTCCGCGAACAGCGCCCGAATAGGTCTGGACGCAAGCGAACTGGGCGAATTCGCGCCGACAATGGTCACATGCCCGCCGGGAAAGACTTTCTGCAATATCGTGTTGCCGCTCGTCCGGCTTTTGTCATTAATAAGCGCCGATAATACCGGAGTGTCCCGTATCATGGGGGAAAGACGGTCCTTTGAATACGCCTCGCCCATCTGTAAGGTCGGCTCCATCGTCATTATCGGCGACGGGTCGTTGTGTATGTAGTATCCCGTGGGATTCAGTATAAGCGCGTCTGTCTTGCCTATCTGCGCCGCCGTCATGACTACGACCTTTGTTGTTTTCGGGTCGGAAATAGCGTCCATCATGAATTTCTGGTAAGGCGCCTTCGACGTTCTCCACCGCCCCGGCTCGGCGGAAGCCTCCGGCGATATCATGCGGAACCGGTCGGCCCACTCCGATATACTGATAGCCGGCGGCGGCTTAAGCCGCGAAAATATCTCCCTCATCAACTCCCGGGTATTTCTCGACAGTTCGAATTCTATCTTCTCATTTTCCCCCATTTTTAAATTTACCCCCGCTTTTTAAATGCAATTTCAAAAACCGCCGTGAATATTTCAGAATGTCCTCCTTGATGTTTTAATTTATGTGCTTTATAATATAAATGCACTACCAAGGCTAATCTATTAGTACAACCTTTGTGGCTGATGGATTTGCTGTGTACTACAGTCAACCTTTTCGCATTCGCGCCGATGGGGTACCAGCCCATCGGCGTATTTTCTTTCCACAGCAAACAGACTATCAGCAAATATCATCAAATATTAATAAATACCAGAAAAACGCGCGGAAAACAGCCGCGCGTTTTTGCTGCGTTCCAGCAGCGCTTTCGACATTTCCGCTGCAAAAACGCAGCGCAGATGTCGAAGCTCCTGATAAACTTCATATCCTTTCGCCTTTTATCGCCGTTTTTTAGCTTTACCCACCTTTTTCGAACGATTCCGGCATTTTTTATAACGATACCCGCTGCTTTTCAACGAATTATGCGTAAAAATATCGCTTTCAGCGGATTTTATGCTATTTTCGGACGAACCGCTCCCGAAATTCCTGCAAAAATCTTCATTTTTGCGGGAATCGTTCGCAGAAAGGGATATTTTCTTTGAGTAAAACGCGCTCATAGGCTTTAAATGCCGACACACCCAGCACGCAGGCTTGTGAACGTGTTCAGTAACGCCGCACTCATGCTTGTCACAGTACCATCGCGGCTTCCTGGCGGTCGTGTGATGGTAAAGTATCAGATATCGGATAACATCACCGCCTGGTCAGGCATTATCGGAGTTCCCGGTAATAATCACAGAATACGGAAGTCCCCCGACCCATTCGCAGAACTTACGCCATTCGTCCAGCTTATGATTCTTACGGCTGTGGTACATGTTGGCGAGTACCTCATAGTTCATCTGAACAGTCGCCCGCTGGTTGTAACTCTGCGGAAGAAGCTGTATCATCTGCCACCACAGAGCCTTGTTTGCTTTCTGGCTAACCAGATACGCCCTGCGGTATGCATTCAGCGCCTGAATGACCGTATTGAGTACTTCAAGCGCCGAAGCCTGCAAATAGACTGTCTGCTGGTCGTCGTTGTCGTATATGCCGTAGGTCTGAAAATCTCGCGTGAACAGATGCTCCCTGCTGAAATCATCAAGAGTAAACTCTTTTTCAGCAATAGTGTGCATGGTAGAGCAGCTGTTCCGCACCGTGCTGACCTTGTAAGTATCGAACTCAGTCCACCAGTATCTCGGCGCCGTAATGTCACAGGTAACGTTTATCATGCGCATGAACTTTCGATGATCCGTACCCGCCGCCGCAAGTTTCTTCATCAGCGTAAGGTCGTTATTGCCCGCAAAAAACTCCAGCTTCGAGCCGTCATCGACCGGATGCCCAGCAACATCATTTAACGGCAGCCAGCAGCTGTCCGACTTATCCCACGAATTCAGCGGATTACGCATTCCGCGGATAGCTGCTTCCCAGCCGAACACCTCCACGTTTTCAATCTTTATCATTGGTTTCTCCTTCCCCGTTCACCACTTTTCGCAACTCGTCGGAAAGCGCCTCCCGCCGCGCTTTCTTCCCCTGGATAAGCAGCGCGAACGATTCCGCAAGCACGTCTATCTCTGTGTCAAGCTGGTGTATCTTCCGGTCGATCTCCTGAATACGTTCAAGCTTTTTATTTTCGCTGTCTTTCATTTATTCTCCTTTCACAGCCTTGCCATCTCGTCCAGCAGCACCCGCCGGCGCTGTTCCCGTATGTCGATAAGGACTTTCAAGTCATTGTCGGTAAAATTGAAATTCAGAACTTCATAGCCGTAGCTGTAATGAAAAATTGTGTCACGGTAAAAGTATTTTCTTTTCAGAAAATCCCTGTACCTGTACATTCTGTCCATCGCTTTCGTAAGGATATCGACCTCGTCGTCTATACGATTAAGTTCCTCGTCGATCTCCTTAACCCTGGCAACCATTTTATCAGTCACTCCATATCCTCCTTTACGGGCTGTTGAGCCATTTTATAAACGTATCCATATTAGTCCCTCTCTTACTTAATCTCTATTTTAAGCCGTCTGCCGAGCCACTGCAAACCCTCTGTTGTCAGCTTGTAATAGACATGTTTTTCGCTCTGTGATTTGGTGATAATCCAGTGCGGAAGTTTGTTAAGCAGCCTGTTTCCGGGAAAATTAGAAGCGAAAACGTTTCGATACGGTCTATAAAACTCTTTCCCGTGTCTGTGGTATGGTCTTTTCCTGCCAAGTCCCACCATATGTTTGCAGAGGTCGATTACTTTTGTAAGCTCTTCTGGGGTGAAGTCCATTTCAATCCCCATATCCATTCCCATTTCGCCGAGTGCAGTTTCGTGTTCATTGCTCCTCTTTTCAGCCCAGTTTCTGGGGTGCTTGCAGCCCAACATACCGTCAGCGTGCTCTATTCCGTATTTGCCCTCGCTTTCCAGGCACACATCGTCCTCGGCGATAGGGCATAACGGGCAATTGTCACATCTCATTTTATCACCTCCACATAACGCCATGACTGCGGCGGTCGTTTCAGCGGTCGTAAAGGATAGCTGCTGTTTGTGCAATCCATATCACGCTCATGCTGATTAACCATGTCACACTTCCAGAACTCGCAATTGGGACAATCTTCGTCACACGGTGCCAGAAATCTGCTCAACTCTTTTGGCTCATCATAGATAACGAGGTTTGATATATGCCAAACATACAGACTATCGTTATCGCCTGCATATCGTTCAAGTTCTTTTGCCGAAACACAGCTATGTTTTACAAGCCACCCTGCGTAACATTCATCTGGGAACGTTGCTATTTTATTGCACACAAACTCTCCAATAACCTTGCCGTTGCCGTCCTTGTCGAATGCATTGTGACTGTGTTCATCAGTGTAAGAATATCGCTTCCCAGTCCAGAAGTGATTGTTTCTGTCTTTTGTGCAGTAGATGTACGCCTTGAACGGCACTTTGATTTTCGGCTTAGTCTTGCGAATCTCAATCGTTTTCTTTCCTGTAGCTATCAACTCGCACCATTTCGGCTGAACGCTGAGGAGTACCGCCTTGTTGCTCATTTACTCACCTCCATCCCCTAGTCCACACATCTCCGGCAGATTAGCCCGTACCAGCGCCGCCGGAACTGGCGGTGTAACCGCGTTTCCGCACCGGGCTGTCTGCTTGCTTTTCGGATAAGGTTTGCCGCTGTCGTCGTGGTCGATTATGTAATCAGCCGGGAATCCCTGTGCATTGAACAGCTCCCGCGGCTGGAGCATGCGCATTTTTATGTCCGTGATGATGTATTCCTCGCCGTGTATCGTCACCAGGGCAAAGCGGTCTTTTGTGGTGACGGTATCCAGCGGGCTGTCTACCGGCTTCGGTGCTCCGGTCGAAAAGTACTTCACGAGGAACGCCTGCACTTCTGCGTGGTGCGAACCTCCTGCCGTTATCGTTGCCAGCGGTTCGTCTGCTGGCTGTCCGTCCATGTTGTTCCGCATGGTCAGGATATGAGCCGTTACAAGGCTGTTGTGGTCGTGCGCGGTAACTGTATCTAAAGGTTTATCCGCGCCGCTCCCGACTCCCTGATAATTCCCGCCGTAATTCTTCATGATGTGGGCGACTGATAGCGCGTATCTGGGCGAGGTATCGACCGTCATTAACGGTTCGTTCAGCTCCTGCCCTCGCACTTCATCGCTTGCGGTTTCGCTGTGATACTGAATCAGTGTAGGCGCGACAACGCCATAGCCGTTTTTCGCTGTAACAGTTCCGAGCGGTTCATCAGCCTTTTGTCCCCGGAAGCCCTCTCCAGAATGGTTGACCGTCACGATGAACGGCTCGGGATTATTTATCACGAACTTTTCAATGCCCCGCGCTATGCGCCGTAGCGTGTTCTCTGCGAGGGGCTTGCCCCGCTCGAAAATGCTCTGCGCCGGAATGCTCCAGTCGATACACTCAGCGGCGGTGTGATACGGTTTCAAGCCCTTACCGTTTCCGTGCGTGGGCGGTGGGAATACGATGGGCTTCCCGTCGCACCGGGCTATAAGGTAGAAGCGCGTGCGCGTTGTCGGCGCTCCGTAATCGCAGGAGCGGAGTATGCGGTATTCCGCATTGTATCCCAGCCCCTGTTCAAGCCTTGCCGCTTCGGGACTGTCCGGGCTTATCTCCAACGTTGCGCACATCTCCGTGAATGCCGGGTGGTCGTGCGGAATTCCTGCTGTGAGCGCCTTTATGAAGCCGTCGAAAGTTTCTCCGGCGCGCTCCTTTATGGGCTTGCTATCAGCCCCGAGGGGACCCCAGGTGCGTATCTCCGGGACGTTCTCCAGCATTATGACGCGCGGACGGACTTTCAGCGCCCACCGTATCGTTACCCATGCCAAACCGCGAATGTTCTTGTCAACGGGCTTCCCGCCCTTTGCTCTGCTGAAATGCGTGCAGTCCGGTGAGAACCACGCCAGCCCGACCGGATTTCCGGAGCAGGCTTCCACCGGATCTACCTGCCAGACGTCCTCGCAGTAGTGACGCGTGTTCGGGTGATTCGCGCGGTGCATTGCGATAGCGTCCGGGTCGTGGTTTATTGCGATGTCTACGCTCCGTCTTACAGCCATTTCTATGCCCGTGGAAGCTCCGCCGCCTCCGGCGAAATTATCTACTATCAGTTCCACTTGGCTTTTCCTTTCGCTCAGTTAAAATGTCTTCATCAGCAAGGATAGATTCGCCGCTCTCATCACCACACATGAAATCATAGAATTCTTTATCCTCATGCAACGGCTTAGGTTCATCGCCCATATTCTTCATGATTTTTTCGAAGAATTCCTCCAAACCGGCGCTGACCTGGCTGCGTAACTCGTCTATCCCATCAGACATTTTTCTATAAGCATCCACGCTTGCAGCGACCATCGGATCTGTCGGGTCATCGGCATCTATCGGATCTCCAACATTCATCTTCATGAGATAATCCTCATACCATTCCGCCTTCCGTATATCCTCCGCGCCGCCCTTTCCATCGGCGCGGAAACGGTACTTGAAGCTGTTGCAGCGGCAGAAATCCGCGACCGCCCGATCTCCGAAAAGCGCCCGCATGACCTCAATGCATTCGTGCTTTCCCTGGTAGTGCGCCGGGTGATCGACCGCCTCTGGCTTATCCTTGGATACTGCGTTATTGTTCTTTACTTCGTCCATATGTAACCTCCGTTGATTCTACCATTTTATTATTCTGTCAAGCTCCTGCGCCTGTTCAGCCGACGATTTCCGCGTGTATATAGCGGTCGTTGAGATATTCGAATGTCCCAGCAGGTCGCCCAGCAGCGTGATGTCGTTGTTGCTCTTTAAAAACATCTTCGCAAAGAAATGCCTGAACGAATGCGGGTGCAGCACCTCTTTCGGAACTCCGGAGCCTTTCGCGCAGTCCTGGAGCACTGCCGAAACTCCGCGCGTCGTATATTGACCGCCATAGCGCGATTCGCAGATATAAACCTTTCCACATCTGCCGAGGATATCTGACACCAGTTGTTTCGGAAAGTATATGCGCCGCTGCTTGTGAGCCTTGCTGACTATATCCTGATAGCCGATATCAAGGTTTGCAGTCCGGAGCTCGATAAGCTCCGAAACGCGAACCCCCGTATTTGCAAGAACCTTGATCAGCAGCGCTGCTCTCGGCCGGTTCGCCTCGGCGTATCTGATAAGCTGCTCATATTGTTCCTCGCTTATTGCATTGTCGCAAAAAGTCTGGTTCTGCGATTTCAACCGCTTGAACTTGTATCCGCCGTAATTCAGATATTTGAACAGCTTGTCCATTCCGGAATATCTGAGGTTTACGGTCTTGACCTTGAAATTGTTTTCAAGATATTCCCGGTATTTGTTCAGATTCTCCTTGTTCAGCTCGCCGTATTTCGAAAAGAACTGCCGGGCGGTATAGGTGTAGCTGTCTACCGTGCTTTCCGTAGCTCCCTCGCTGTACAGCCAGTCCCGGAAATCGCTGACGTTGAAATCATCAGCCGTTATCGTCCGGCCGCTCATAAGATTCAGCCCTGACGATTCGGCGATTACTTGTCCCTGGACATCAGCTGGAAAACCAGTCATGTCGCCAGATACGCCGGCGCCCATCAACATGGAAATAAGCCGCTGCTGTTCAAGGTTTATCCGCTGTTGCTGCTGAATGATAAGCAGCGCACGTTCGTCGTCCATCGTCAGCCTCCTAGCTCATCAAACCGAATCTGCAACCTGCTTTCAGCCTGTTCATCAGCCGGAACAGTTCCATCGGAAACGTCCTCCGCGCCGCGCCCGGTTTCCTTTTTCTCATCAGCCGCGCCACGCTGTATTTCACTGTTAAGTATCCGATCCATTGCCCGGAACTTCCTCCGCATGACCCACACGTCCGAAAAGAAAATCGGCGTGAACCAGTAGTCTGCGGGATAGTCCCCGGCGGCGACCGGATTTCTCAGTGTGTCGCCGATCTTGACGAATCCGGCGCAGCCAAGCAGCGAAAGCTGTATGTAGCACATTTTCGCCGCGATGCCGTCCAGATCCTGACCCACAAACAAGCACTTGTCCTGCCAGTTGTACCCTGTATCCACAAGCGCTTTCTTTACAGCGTTTGCCGCGGCAATGAGCATAGCCCCGCCACCGCAGGCGCAGTCTGTGAATTCTGCTGTGCTGTATTCAAGCTTATCAAGCAGTGTGTTCCTGTTCACGCTAATCTTTGCCATCATCCGGCTCACATTATACGGCGTGAAAAATTGTCCATGCCAGTGCGAACCCAGTTCCAACTGCATGTACATTTCCCCGAGGAAATCCTGTTCCGGATCTTCCTCGAGCGCCAGAGTAACAAGCCCGAGCAGCGAGCCCATGTTGTTTATCTCGTCCTGCTCATATTTCCCGGCGGTTCTGTTATAAAGATCCTCCCGCCTTTCCCGGTTCCCGCTGTCAACGCTGTTGGATATGCAGCACGCCGCCATAGTGACGAAGTCCGCCCATATCTCCCAGAGCTGATGTTTCCCGGTCATGGACTGGATAAGCTTTGAAAATTCCGTCGCCCGGGTACCCATATTGTATATACGCTTTGTTGCCATAAGATCATCCTCTCATCAACCGATATTCAACATTGATGATATCGCAAGCGCGTTGTCCTTGTTCTCCAGCTCCCTAATGATGTGCAAATATATGTTCTGTGTTGTAGACATGTTCGAATGTCCGAGCCTCTTTGACACGCTTGCAATAGATACCCCGGCAGCAAGGAGAAGAGAAGCGTGCGTGTGCCGTAAACCATGAACGGATATCACAGGTATTCCGAGTTGTTTGCATTTTGCTTCAAGAATATCGTTGGCACATGAATTACACATGCTATATTGCCGACCATATCTGAAAATAGGCTCGTTTTCCGGAATATCCTTTATGAGGTCAGAAAACTTCTGAAGCGTGATCCAGTCGACCTGTATAGTTCTGATTGATGAAGCGTTTTTCGTGGGCTCAAACTGCGCTCCGCTTCCTTTTTTGTAACCCCACGTCTTATTGACAGTTATCGTCTGCGCTGCAAAATCAAAATCCTTTCGCGTAAGCCCCAGCGCCTCTGAAAATCTTAATCCGGTCTTTATGATGAGAAAAAGAAGATGGTCATAACCTAACTTACCGTCAAGGTTAAGACTTTTAACAAGAAGCTGTACCTCAAACTGACTGAGGAATTTAGGCTTTTTTTCTCTTGAAGCCATAGCCTTGACAGCAACTTTATACGTGGGGTCGTTCTTCAAATCTCCGTTGTTTCTCGCGTCAGATATGCAAGCTTTAAGGTGATGGTGGAAATCAAGAGCCGTGGTTTTCTCGTGTGTTTCGCCATAAACGTTAAGTATTCTCTGATATGCTGTTCGGTCAAGCTCCGACATCATGAGAGCTGGCGCTATTTTCCGAAGCGCCTTTGAGGTGCAGTAATATTTGTCAAGAGTTACCTCTCTTATGTTGCCTTCTTTGAACTCCTTGACCCACCTGTCAAAGTAATCACAGAACTTTTCGTCCATTATTATTCCTCCCTGCATTTGTTATCCTGGTGATCATCCGCACCTTTCTCCGCCCATTCCATACATCGCTGAAATACATCGGCGTGAACCATATGTTATCCGCAGGCGGTGTGCAAAGCGGATCGAAGCGATACGGTTCTTCCAGGCTGTCCCCGATGTAAACGATAGCAGCTATTCCAAGCAACGAAAGCTGTATGTAGCACATCAGCGCCGTGTTTTCCGAAAGATCCTGCGCCACCGCAAGCACATGGTCCTGCAATTTAAGGCGGGAACCGCCGGTCGCAAGCGAACGCTGAATAGAATTTGCCATTGAAATCAGTATTGCACCTGCGCCGGAAGCGCTGTCGAGCATTGTCACATACCCCTTTTTCTGAATCAGCCTTACGGCATCATCGGACGAAATGCCCGACACAGCCTGGCATACTCTGTACGGTGTGAAGAACTGACCAGTCCAGTGACTTCCAAGATTCAGCTTCATGTATATGCTGCCAAGCATATCCTGCTCTCTGTTCTGCTCATATCCGTCCATAACAAGTGCAAAAAGCCGTGAAAAGCTGTTCATCTCTTCGCTGTCGTATTTGCTAGCAATCACCAGATACCGCTCTTCCCGTTCTTTCCGGAAATCAAGCTGTTGAGAACAAGAAATAGCTGTTAGTGCTATGAAGTCCGCCCAAAGTTCCCAAAGTTGGTGCTTACCAGTCATAGACTGGATAAGCCCAGTAAATTCAACAGCTTTCGGCTCAAGAACGAATTCGCACTTTTCTGCCATTTAAAATCACCCCTCTCAATTAACAAACCTCTTATGAGCAAGCTCGAGGTCGTCGTCCGTAATATCAAGATAAATCTGCGTAGTAGCTATTCGGAACCATTCGAGCTCCTTTTCCACCCGTTTTTCTCCTGCTCAAGTATTTTGTCAACGCAGTCGTCTACGCTGAATTTTTTACCGTCCTTCTCAACAATTATAAGCACATTGCCGCAGTCGAGGATTTTGCGGTAATCTATCCCATCATGCCGGAGATCCCGAACCGCGCGGATAAGCGCGGCGTCAAGATTAGAAGCGGTACGATTCTTGTAGGTGTCAGTAAGCGACATTTCTCTGCTGAACCCGCCGTAGTTCTCACGAATAGCGTCGGCAAACTGCATGAGCCTCTTTTCTCCGAAGCCGAAATCATCGTGCAGCGTCTTAAGAGTCATTATCTCCCAGACGGTGCGGGTTGTGTTCAGGGTCGTGTCCATAATCTCGGCAAATCGCCGTTCGTTTGCCTTATGTATGTTGATATTCATTACTGATCCCCCTTTCTTCTGAAGCATGAATCTGTACCGCTGTCATAGTCGCACATGCCCCGCGCGGTGTTATCCTCGGCGTCCAGGCACTCGCTGCAAAGCATGAGACGTTTTCCGCAGACCGGGCAAAACGCCTGATATCCCTGTTTATTGACGTCCCAGTTCATTGTGACCTCGTTCTCGCAGTTCGAACAATACTCTGTAACGGAACCTGAAATATTAAGGCATGCTCCCGAAGAAAACCGGCATTCCCTTATGGCGTTAAAGTCATGACCGCATTTCCCGCAGTTCCTTATCTGCTCTATCACCACAGGTTTTCGTTCGTCCTTCGAAAATCTGAACGCGCTGTCAACGCGTGGTTTCCATCGGACGCAAGCCTTCTTGCTGACCCCCGACCTCCGTTGCGCCGCTCTTCCAGTAGCAGCTTCCCTGTGTCGAAAAATACCCGGATTCGCGATAGTACCGGCATTGACCGCAGCGCTTTCCTTCTGAAATTGCCTTGATCGCTTCAAAAAGCGGTATGAGGATATTGTGATATTCCTCCCGCGTGATGGGCATACGGCCGTTTTCCTTTGCGGAATATTCTGCAGCCGATACGCCTATTATGTCAGCAGCCGTGCCAAGGGCCACTCTCACGCTCATTCTGCTGCGCCTGAGCAGCTCCGCGTCAGTGCCATTATGAAGGTTCGCCACCTTCACACGTTCCTTGAGAAGTTCGTCCGATTTTTTTCAGACATTTTTTCCTTGCAGATATCGCATTCATGATCCTCGCAGGAATAAATTGCGCCGGCGCAGGGCAAACCGCTATATGAATCGTGCCCTTCCCAGAATCCTACTACCTTTTTCGTAGGTTCTTCACAGCATTCGCAGCGCCTTAAATCGTCCGCATTAAGCATTACTTTCTATCCTCCATCAGCGCGGATATGCCCGCGCCGGTCATAAGCCCCAGCCCAGTCACCGCACACCCTGTATATTCGGCCGCCCCCATCACTGAAAGTTCGGCGGTGAATACCGCCCCGAACACAAGAAGCGCGCCAATAACGAACATCAGAAAAGCTCCGGTTCTCTTCACCATTTCCGCCTCCTGCCGCGCCCGGTATTCTTTATACCAAGCCTTCTTCTCCAGCTGCTGACCGTTGATATTCCGACACCTAGCTTTTCCGCAAGTTCCACGGTCTTTAATTCGCCGTCAAACATCTTTCTGAGTTTCGCAATCTCTTCCTGACTTTCCGGGAATCTTATCTTTTTACACGGTTTCGGAATCGTGCCGTTCCTGATCAGATTATTTTTTACCGTTTGCGAAGCCGCACCAACTATTTGGCCGATCTCCGTATAACTCTTTCCATCGTTCCACAGCCTGGCAAGCTCTTCTCCGTCAAGGTGCAGCGAGTTGCCACCGCCAAGCGGCCGGGGCGGAATTCCCAGAGCCTTTCGCCACTGCGCGACGGTGGTCTTGCTCACACCATACTTTGACATTATCTCGCTGAACTTCGCACCGCTCTCAATCATTTCCCGGATATCGTCCCGATTCATTTCAAGCACTGATTTTCCGGACATCTTGTGATACTGTTCTGAAAGCCCGGCTTTTCGCACTTTCTTACGGATCGCCGACCCGCTGAAAAATAACTCCTTTCCTATCTGTTCGGCATTAAGCCCCTGCGCACGCAGCTCCATTATCCGGGCTATCTCCTGTTCGTCAGTCATTCGATGCCCTCCTTTTGCAGCCTTACAACCATTTCGCCATATGTACAGTGATTTTTAGCGGCAAGGGTCATAACGTCCTTGAGGCTAAGGCCGCCCTTTTTCTTCATCGAGGAATATTTCTTCTCCCTTTCCTCTCGTTCCGCTGCTATGCATGACCCGCATTTCAGAAAAGGGCTGTTCTTCTCCAGCCTTGCCCCGCACCTCACGCAAAGTCCCGCGGCCTTTCGCCTTGTATATGTCAGATTCGCCATTTTTTCTCCTTTCATCGATCTCGCAAAGAAATTGCAGAATGAATTCCACCACTGAAAGCAGCAGGAATATCCCGCCAAAAAACGCCATAAGTCTTGACCTTTCTCCGATAAAGACAAGAACGATAACGCCGATGATAAAGTCAAAGCGTATCATGTTTATCAGCCGTCGTATCTTCTTCATTTCCGTCCTCCCACAAAGTCATCTGGGCCGGATTGGGCGGCGCATGCATAAGCTGCCACTTACGCATGCACTTCGGACCCATGCCGTTTTTCAGCCCAAAATCTGACGTCAGCCGCCGCCCGCACACCTGGCATATGGTCACCTGGATAGTGAACACCCGCGACGCCGGCAGCTGTATCTTATTCTTCCTCATCATCGTCCCCAGACGGTTCATCAGCTCCATCGTCCCCGGGCTTGTACGGAAGAACTATCCCCAGTGCCAACGCCTTGGCGCGCAGCCATCCATACTTTGAACCCGCTATTTTGAAAAGTTTGAAAAGCGAACCGTTTTCAGCCGCTTCCAACAACTTGTCCGAATCAGTGATACCCGCTCTGCGCAGAGCGTTGAACACCCTAACGTCATTCTTCGCTATTGCATCGATTGGGATAGGCTTTCTGCTTTCTTCTGTCTGGTAAACGCTGCTGTTAACGTTGAAGTAATCGGAATATCCGTCCCTGATATCCTCCTCTTCCTCGCTCATCTCATACCCCAGTGCAATGAGAAATGCATATATCCTGTTCAGTCTTTCCTCATTAGACGTGCTATAGCAGGGCTTCCCATCCCACACGCCGCCAACATAGCCGTCCGCGTCGTAGATGTCGTCCATCAGGTCATATGCCGTCCACAGCATGAGCCGCGCCGGAGATGAAGCCGCCGTCATTGCCATCTTGTAATTTACAGTTTCGTCATCCGCGTCGTCGGCTATCTGCATGATAAGCCGAATATCTATTCTGTCACGGTTGTGATAGTCGCTCTGTGCCGTGCGCTCTGCTATTACCCTTGCTATATCGTTGAAATGCTCCCGTGCGTCCTGCTCCTTGTAGTTTCTGATGAATGTGAGCCTTGCCAGCCACATATCATGGTTCACACGCCGGATGATATTTCTGCGATAATCAGCGCGCTTACGATTTTCTTCCTCTGCCTCCGAGGAATGTTTCTCGGATTCTGTGCGGTCGCGGTATATGTAGATACAACTTCCGTGAATATTCGTGTCATACCTCAAGCCCGTGAACTCTCCGAACCGATTTTCAAATTCCTTTTCTAAAACTACTGGGTCGTCGGTGCGGGAGGAAAACGCTCCCGAATAAGTTTTGCTGCCATCGCCTTTTATATATCTAGGTATCTTCTTTTTCTTCATCAGAGCTGCCAGGGAATCAAGCCGCCGCTCGTTCTTTTCGGTTTCCTTGGCTTTGATAAGCTCATATTTGAAGCCCGCTGTCCCCAGCACCGAAACCAGCCTGTTTCTTGCGTTGATATCGGATATCTTGTTCAGTTCATCAAGGTCTATCATGGATATCTGGCGATCCCTTGAAACTTCCTTGAGTTTTTTCTGGTCAAGCTCCATCAGCTTAACACGCCGTCTGACGGTGCTCGTTGAAAACCCAGTCTTTTCCGCGATAGAATCTACCGTGTCCCCCATATCCATCATAAGCTGAAAGCCGGCGGCCTGCTCGAAGATGGTAAGATCTGAACGCTGCATGTTCTCCACCATCATGGTGGAAAGCTGTTCGGCGGGGGTCATATCCACCACCGCGCAGGGAGCAGTATCAAGCCCCGCCAGCTTTGCCGCCTCCATGCGGCGGTTGCCGATAACGACGAGATAGTGGTCGTCCTCCGGAACAACGGTCAGATTCTGCATTATCCCGGACGCTTTTATGCTGTCCGTAAGCTCGGTCAGGTCCCCAAGGTCCTTTCGGGGGTTCTGGGGGTGGTGAACGAGCTTTGAAAGCTCGATTTCAGTAATATTGTTCATGTATTATCAACCTTCTTTCCGTTCCACAGCTCGAATGTGGAAACATCATATTCATGTTCGCGAAGTATATCCACGATCTCGCTGTAAGCGCTCTTTCCGATGAACCGTATATTCATCAGCGCTTTGGGCGACATAGAGTATATATCGTGCAGCGAGCGCATCCCCGCGCGATAAAGACTGTTCATAGTCCTCTGAGTTATCTCCTTGCGGTCTCGAAGCTCCTCCAGGGAGACGTCCGGCGGCATTTTAGGCGCGACGCCTGGCGTAAGTATCTTAGCACGCTCCTCCGGAGTCATAAGGTTCAGCAGTTTTTCCAGCAGCAACCGCCGCTGATACGGTGTAAGTGTCTCCTCGAATGTCATATTCCCGCTCACTTTCCGTACTTCTCGCTGATATCCACTGCGGAAATGATATGCAGCTCAATGACTTCCTCCGCAATCCCCTCAAACCCATTGATATCCGCAAATCGTCCAAGCAGCCCCAGCAGCGCTGCAACAACGGCGGCGGTCTGCTTTGCCTTCGAAAGTTCTGCATAATTCACATGCGTTGTTTCTTCACAGTTCTTTACAGCAAACGCCTCAACGGCGCTGTAAAGCTCCCCGAACACCTTATTTTTGTCGCCGGAGAACACTACCTTTGCATTGGAGCCGTCCTTATTATCGCTTATTGAATTTATCATTCTTCATCACCTACCAGCTTTTCAAAGTCAACGCTTCCTATGACGCCTATCCGGACAAGTTCTCTTGCAAGCGCGGACAGATTATTGTCTAACGCAAATGACAGAAACATTCCGTTATAAGTAGCGCAAATGCCCTCAATGCGTTCACGCTTAGTTGCCTGGTCAAATCCTCGACCGTTGTTCTTTACGAATACCTTCTCCGCAACTGCTTCTATAACATATCTTGCTTCGCGGACGACCTCGTCTTTTGACCCGATGAGCTCCACGCTCACCTTTTCGCCGTCCTTACCACCTGTCACATTTATCATTCTGAATCACCACCTTTCATAGCCCTGGGCTTTAGTACCTTAATGCCGCATTTCGGGCAGTACACGCCGTCACTGATCCTCCAGAGTTTGGAGCCGACGCACATCGGCTCCTTGCAGCACCCGCTGCGCATCGTGACGAGCTCCCGCCCTGCCATGACGTCCAGCGCCTCGGTTGTCTTTTCTGACGTACACAGACAAGACAGCCACTTCGGCAGCTCCATGAGCTCCTTTCCCAGCCCCTGGCTGTCATCTCCGCAGGCAATATTGTATTTCACGCAAAGCTTTATCCTCATTCTTGGTGTCCTCCGTTTCCGCAAGTATGTAAAGATTTTCAGCAGCCCGATAAGAACTGGGGCATGCTTTATTCTCCTCTAAGTGATATTCTCATCAGTTCGGGGTCGTCATACGGCTCCCTTGCCGCATAGTGCATTATGCAGTTAGGACCGACGCTCTGCTGCGGAAACTTTTCGCTAATGAGGTCACGCCCAGCAATTGCATGCGCCTTGGTATCAAAGAGCACGAAGAAGATCACGCCTCTATCGTCCTCCCGGATATATATTTTCGGGTCGCAAAAGCCGACGAACCCCTCCATATTCCGCGCTGCGTTAACCACGCGGCGCCTGAAATTATCAAGCGGGAAGCCCCAGCCGAACAGACAAACAGGCCACACCGGGCATCGATACTTCCTACTCGGGCACTGCTGAACTTTAAGTTCGTTTTTCATGAAGCGCTCACTCCCTTATCTATTTTCGCCAGGCATTCTCGCCATTTCGGGAAACGCTGTAATGTAACCGCGCTCGTCCACGGCATTCTCCCAGTTCCACCGTTCAGCAAGCCGTTTAGCGGCAAGGCTTATATCGTTTTGCGTTTGCATAATAAGGTCGCAGTCTGCGTGATGGCTGCAGCGAATCTCAATTTGCCAATACGCGACCGGAGTGTAATCGGAATTCATACACGGCGTTATCCTGCTTATTGGAATTTTCCTGCACATTCTGCACCGCTTGAGCTCGCCCCACTTGAACGCCTCTCTTCTGACTTCTCCGCTCATTGCAACAAAGAACTTACCTATCTTTTCGGAATTGAGCTCGTTCCACTGGCGCACGATCATAGCTTTGACTTTTTTACGCCAGTACCCGCTCGGTGCAAGTCCCCACTCCGTCTGATTCCCGCAGGAACACCGCACTCTGAAAAGCTGTGCGCTATTTCGGGCACATTCCGTCCGAGCTGCTTTTCTGTGTTCCATCACAGGTATCCGACCGCAGTACGCGCAGCGCCTTCTTCTGAATATCATCCCATTCTCCTTTCTTCATACGCAGAAAGTGGTATTCCTGGTGTACCGCTTTCTGCGAAGTCTCCCGGAAGTCGTGATATACCAGCCGGAATCCGGCTTGTTGATAAGTTCCCAGTGTTGAACAGCTCTCGCTTTTGCCTTTTCGCGACGACGCCCATAAATATCGGTCGCCCAGTCAGTCCTCGCCCCGCAAGAACATCTCACTCTGAACCACACACGACCGAATTCCCGACGCCTTTCAGCCAACGGATACCTGCCACACTTGCAGCACTTACTTTTCCGGAAAACCATCAACAGTGCCATCTCCTTCCCTCCATTCCCTTCTTTCTCTTCCATGCCTCGGTCCGTGTCGTCCTGTTCCAGGCTTCAGCAGCGTCGTCCAGAGCTTCGTTTCTTGTGCTGCCCCAGCCGGCTACATAGTCACAGTCGCATTTGAAAAAAGCGTACCACACGCCGCTATTAGGTGTAGTGATCGGCGAAGGTGCTTTACCGCACACGGGGCATTTTTCAGTCGCCACGCGCTCGCTCATTTTCCTCACCCTCTTTCACACCATCTTCGGCACGTGACTTGTCCGGGAACATGGAATCAAAGTCCGCAAGCTCATTGAGTGCCTCGTCGATAAGTTCCTTGAGATACTGATATATCTCCGCCTTATCAGCCTTGACCGCGACCACCGGCGAAGCCTTAGCCGGAATAGAAAGCAGCCTTGACCGGAAGTTCCCGAACACAGCCGACATGACCTGCCGTATCTCCTCGGACTTGTGCATATCCCCGCGCTTGAGCGCCAGCTCGTATTCCTGATCCTCTCGCTTGACCTTCATCAGTCTGGCGCGTTCCCGTGTAAGGTCGAGCGCGGCGCTGTTCCCGCTGCCATCTGTCCCCTTTGTGACGAACTCGATGTAAGCCCCCACCGTCCGGATCAGATGATAGTTCCCAGCGCTGTTGCAGCGGAAAACTCCCTCCTGCCTAAGCTGCCGAACGCGCCGCTCCGTGATTCCCAGCACCTTGGATATGTTTTCCCCGGATAGCGCAATCCGCTCCAAAGGCCTCACATAAACACCCCCTATCTCCAAAAACCGCCGCCACCCCGGAAGTCAGTAAAAAAATTTCATATCTAGCTACCCCGTGGGGCTCGGCGGACCCGCAGGCCTTCCCTTGAGGGGGCAGTACCTTATATGCATCTCGCTTAACGCTCGTTGCAGGTTGTCAAAATCACCTAGTCTATGTCGCCAGAATCATCTCCAATTTCATCGGTATCGAAAATTCCAGACACCTTCTGCTGTTCAAGACTATGCTTGCGCTCATCAAGGTCAAGCCGCTGTTCGTCACGCTGCTGAGCAGACATGCTTTGCAGCACTTTGTTGATTGACTTATTGATATCCTCGATTTTTTCTATGATCTTGATCCAGCGGTGAAACTGGGACACAGATGTGATGGTTATGAACTCTTTATCTCCGTTATTAAACACCGACTTTTTATCCGAAATCATTAACTCAATCACTTCGCCATTCTCAACGAGCGGCGCATATATTTGAGCGCGCTCTAATAACACGACCTTTTGTGCAAGCATGTCCTTAAGTTGCTCATTCAGCCGCCCTTCAAGAGGGAGTTCGCAGAAAGCCTCGACCTGAGCACGCTGCTCCGGGGCAAGGTCCGTAAACTTCACCGTGCTGTAAGCCCCATGCTTCTCCGCGTTCTTGTTCTTTTTTGGAGCGCCCGCACCGACCGCGTTCTTGTTTCCCTTGGGCGCTCCAGGCTTTTTCTTGAGTGCACCTTCCCAGTCGTCAGCCCTTTTCCAGCGCCCAAGCTGCGAAATTGACACGTTCAGCTTCTCACTCAGCGTCTTCATCGTGACCTTACCACGGCGCTTGACATACTCTTTCAAAGCCGCATCACGAGCCGGATTCTTCTTAGTTGCCATTGACTTTTTCACCGCCTGTTGTTTGTTTCGATTTTTTGCTCTTTAAGAATTCGTGGAAATCGCACACGCACATTATTCGCTTGAGCCGACATCATTCGCCGAAACATATCCGGACAGCTCTTTCGAATCTGCAAGTGCCCTCAAAGCCTTGCAGTAATGAATTTGACAGCTCCGCTCTGAATACCGTACCTGTCTTGCAATTTTCCACCACGGCACCTTCATGCCGCGCAATTTCACAATTTCGCGGTGAATCTTCGGGAGCCTTTCGACCGCCCTTTCGACAGACACAAGCAGAGTCTGAAGCTTGACAATTCGTTCCTTCAGACGTTCAGCCTCCGCTGCTGCGACCTCACCGTCCATGTTACTCCACTGCTCAAGCTTTTCTCTTGCAAGCTCGATATCGTCCGGAGCCTGCCGGTAAAGTTCCAGCAGCTTTTCTACCTGCTTTTCAGTCATTTAAAAGCCCCCTAATGTGTTCTTAAAATGGATATGGATCAAAGTCGGCGCCTGCCGGTGGGAAAGGCGGGTCGAGCGGTCCTGCCGGAGCAGGTTGAGGAGTTGAAGGAGCAGCCGCCGGATCCGCAGCGGGAGCGGCGCCGCTCACAGCCTTTTCACCCGTGAAGCAAACCCGATCTGCAATGATTTCCGTGACCCTAACCTCAACGCCGTCCTTGCTCGTGTATGTACGGTTCTGAAGCTCACCCACGACCATGATCATGCGCCCCTTTGCAAAGTAGCGGTGAACGAATTCAGCCTGCTGTCTCCAGGCCACGACCGTGAAGAAGTCAGACTTCCTTTCCTCGCCTTTCTGCTGATACCGCCTGTCAACTGCGATCTGGAACGAGCATACGTTCACGCCGCTCGGAGTTGTTTTCAACTCAAGATCATGCGTTATCCGTCCCATAAGTGTTGCTTGATTAAACATCGAATCCCCCTCAATTCAGTATTTTATTGAATCCGCGCCGATTTTCGGCACATTTTCAACTATTGGATGATTGTTCAACGGAACTTTTGTTGAAAACTTCCGCTAAAATCCCCGCGAAATCAGTAAATAACTGATACCGTGCGCTCTACTCTTTCTTGACCATGATGAGCTTTGCAAAAGGCAGCCCTGTCACCAGATTGAATTCAACACGCCAGTCAATCAGCCGATATCCCTTGTAGATCTTTTCAGCCGTTCTCTGAACATCGTCGTTGTTCCGGGCCTCTACCAGTTCCCGCAGCCGGCGGCGGTTGATTCGGTCGTTATCACAGATTCTGACGTCGGGTTTGACGAGATTCCGCGACCCGCTCCAGCAGCGTTCACCCTTTTCGGCATTGGACTGCGATTTCATGAGATATGTGGCGAAATCGTTCAGCCACCTGTCCGATCTCTTTTGCAAACGTCTGCAATTGGCGATCCCTTTTCCCCACTTCTCCTCGATGAGGTTTCGGTCGATTCCTCCAGGTACAACAAGATGATGGTGGAGGAAACCGGACTTCACTCCAGTTTCAGTGATCGCAAGGTTCTTGAATTCGATTCCGTGTTTCTTGTACAGTGTCCTCAGTCTGGCAACAAATTTCTGACGATCCTTGATAGCTGCCTTCCTGTCAGCAGGACGATGTTCTTCGTCGTAGCTAAGGAACATCTGATAGTCGCCCTGACCGAAATTCCCATTCAGCAGCAGCCGGAAATATTGCCGGCTGTACTCATCATTGAGCTTTTTTACTTTCGGCTCTGTTGCCTTGGTTTTTTTCGCCCTCTTGAGCTTGCTGACTTTTTCCTGTTCATCAGAGTAAATATTAATGCACGGTTCAATATACTCACCAGATTTCACAGAGAATAGTTTTTCCCTGGTAAATTTCATTGACCGTCCTCGAATTATTAATACTGCTCACTAGCCTTCAAAGCCGCTCGCAAGCGGCATTTTTCAGACTTTAGCTGATTAAAAACTATTGACTTTTTTTCGAGAATGAGGTATAATTAATTTGAGGTCAATACCTCATCTCATCTTGTTTATTCCCCGTCAGGCCGAAAGGTCGGGCGGGGAACTTCCTTTTGCCCCGCGCCGTTCACTGATACGGCGGCAGATGAATTCCTTGCATTCATCGCAGTAACGTGACCAGGCTTCCAGCTCGTCCCGAGGCAGGAAGTACAACTTGTGGTCCGGCATGAATATCGCATATTCACAGCAGCCGTTCCATTCCCGCCTACACATCTTCGGCGGGCTGTTTCCTATGCCGTCAAGCACCTCCCACCCGCCGTATTCATTTTCAGGGACCGGCACAAGCGCCGGCTTAGTCGGCGGGGCTTTCGGAACAGGCAGCGCGGGTACCTCCGGCAGCACGACCTTATCCGGTTTGATCTCCGGCGGTATCGGGCGGTCAGCGGCGACGATTTCGAGGTCACGAAAGAGATCGCAGCCGTTCATTCCTATAACCTCGATAGCCTGACGTGCGCGCCGCTCAGCAGTCCATTTCTTGCTATCGCGGTATATTTTCATACCGTCGTTGTATTCGCCGAATACCGGTTTGTTACCATCATCGCAGCAGCCGTGGAAATACCGCTCCGAACCTTTGATACGAATGACCAGATTATTCGTTAACGCCGCGCTCATAAGTCAGCCTCTCAACTTCGTTTGCAGCAGTAACAGAAATAACATCGCCGTTTTTGTTGATAACCACGTTGAAGTCGCCCGGTACATTCTCCCGGCAGAAGCTTTCAAACCCTCTCACCAGGTCGTACAAGTTTACGTCTTTCACACCGCTTACGGGTTCCGATCCGCCGTCAGCGTCGCTAATATTTTCAGCGGCGGCCGTATCGCTCGGAACATCAGCAGTCTCCGCACTGCGAACATCTTCAGCCGGATCGCCTTGACCGACCTCCGCCGGAGCAGCCTCAACCGGTTCCTGCTGATTTTCCTGCGCCATCTCTTCAGCGGACTTTACTTTCGGCTGAACGCTGTTAAACGCCGAAATAGCCTGCTTTCTTTCGTAAGCCAGGTCAGAGCAGATATTGCGGACGGTCTGTCCTGATATATCGTATCCGCGCGCAATTTCGTCGATGTTGTCGCCGGCGCGGAATTTCTCGCGTATTGCACGGCGGTCCTTGTCTGTAAGCTTTGTTGCCATGTTATTCTCCTCCTGTTTGTGCTGTTTTCGTGATAGATAGCACTGCCATATCCGTGAAACTACCCAGCACTCGAAGTCCCACGCACCATTGACAGCGCTGCTATATTCGTAGATTTCAGCCGCCTCGATAGCAGCCATATCAGCAAGCGACCGATCAATACGGCGGTATTTATTACACAGTTTCGCCGCAATATTTTCGGCACTTGCGATATAGTCCATTACTGCTTCATCTCCGAATTGTCCTGATCTTTTTTGAGCTGACTCTGGATAAACTTTTCAGTATCAATAAGCGAATCCGCAAGCGCGTTGCACACTGTTTTAACAGCCGTTGCAAAGTCCCCGCCGTTTTTTACGACTGCATTGTGAACTGCTTTATGTAGAGCAAACTGCACCTCAATAAGAATCTCATTAAACGAGCCGCTCAACTCGCAGATATGATTTTTTCGGTCGACCTTTATCATCAATATCACCTCTTTTCCTCAAAGTATCTCCACAGCCTGTCCGCCAGGATAGCTGCAAGAGCTATCCCAAGCCCGGCGAACACTTCGATGTAACCAGCCGCGTCGCCGTCGCCCTCGACAACGGCGACCCCGATGTAAGTCAGGGCAAGCCCACCGAACACCATCGCCCCGAGGACAAGCTGGAACCGTTCGAACTTATTCATCGTTCGGCTCCCTTATAGTGAACATAGGCCAGCACCGCCGCGCAATCTCGCAGCATATCGAATCCACATGCCCGTTGTAGTCGTTGTCCGCGGTGAATTCGTCAATGCGCTGCGCGATGTATAGAATATCAGCAGACGTGATATCAGCCTTGTCGGCGTATTCAAGCAGCTCGTTGTACCGGTCGTTATCTACATGGTTACACCAGCCCATATCAATGCAAAGCTGCCTGAGCTGGTCATGGCCAAGCTTCCTGATTTCGAGAACCCCGGTTTTGTCAGCCTCCATCTCCTTATGCACAAGCTTATAGTCCTCATCGGACATGCGCATAGGATTATAGACATACGGATCGAATTCATCATCAGGATCATAGGGCTGCGCGTCAAAAGCCATTCCGTTTTCATGCGCAAGCTTGCGCGCCTTCTCGATTTCCTGGTGAAGCTTGAAAAGCTCGTCTGCAAGCCGCTCGTAAAGTCTTAGTCTGTACGCATCGTCGGTAAGCTTCTTGTAGAATTCCTTGAACTGCTCATCGGTGCAATCGTCATGCTCAATGCCGCTCCTGAGCATATCGAAGGCAAGCTTGTCCAGCGCATACCAGACAGCGGAATTGAATTTTTTGCGATCGCCGCTGCGATACGCTTCTTCAATATCGCTGTCAATATAGCTCAGATACTTCTCCGCATACTTTCTGAACGAATACTCACCAGCTTCAATGGCATTCACGCGGTCATCATGCGTAATATTGATATACACATCTTCCGGCATGTCGATGAGCCGACCGCCACCGTTGAGCATGACGCAGCATTCAGCAGCTATTCTCGACATTCTGAGATAATCCTCCGGAGAAGTGCCGGAAGTTTTCCCGATCACGAAATTGTTTTCGTCGTACCGGCTGCCGTTATAGATAGTGAAATAAGTACCATCAAGTTCTCTGGAAGTAACCACCGCAGTGAACTCCACCATTCCGGCGGAAATTGGCGCGTCCTCCTCAGCAAAGGCTGACAGCTTGAAATACTCGTCAGGGAACATGCCCACAGCCTCAAGGTGATCACAGAGGTCTCTCCAGGCTTCCCAGTTAGTCAGCCACCTGTCGACCTCCCTGCCGAACTCGTCGTCAGGGTCGACTGCTCTTTCGTGCAGCTTGATGGTCCTTATCTTGTTGCCCTCGATGCTCTTGAATTCTTCTCTCATACTTGTTTACCTTTCCGGTGCTTTCCAAGCACCTTTTATATAGATGTGGAATAGGAGCTTTCCACTCCAGCGAACCCCATCAGCTTGTCCTTGTTGAATTTCCATAGTTTCCCGACCTTGAATGCCGGGACTACCTTGTCCCGTGCAAGCTTACGCAGGCTCTGTTCAGGAACGCCAAGCAGCGCGGAGGCTGTGTGGATGTCAAGAATCTGATCGGCATGCTCCCAACAGGTGTAGTGCCTTTTTCTTATCTGCGGCATTTTTCTTCTCCTTTCAACTTACTGGAGCTTACGCTCCCTGCTTCTTCTCGCCGATCTGACCTGCGATCTGTACGCCGATGACCAGACCGCCGATGAGCTGACGCTGTTCCGGGGTCATGCCCGCGATGATAGCCGCGATCTTCTCGTTATCGAGATTCTGCGCTGCGGTGTATGTATCAGCCTTTGTCATATCATTCACTCCTTTCTGCGTGTGCCGGGCTTGTGACCGGTCTGCCGCATTACCGGAGGGGGCTTGCCCGCTCCGTCACTCTGCGTTATCTCTTGCCATTTGAAATGCAAGAGTAAATCATTTCCTCACATTCATCAAGTGCGGCATCTATGTCATTTTCGAATGTATCATAGCCTCGATTCGGCACCTGCTTTAATGATGTTTTATTGTCACCTGCCAAGACATGTATTAGTCCCTTTTCATCTTTTCCAACGTAAAGAACGGTTTTAACGCCATCAGCGTGCACCGTCCAGTGCCCACAAACGATTTCGTATTTCATTTTTCTTACCTCTCAATCAGTTGAATTTAGCCTTGATACGTTCCAGCACCTCAGCCTGCTCCGGGGTCTCAACGTCTATGTCAAGCCCGCGGTCGTAGTTGTAGAAGTATCTGTAGGTTTCACCCAGGACCTCAGCGATGGCGAGCTTGGAAATCCTGCCGCCGTCAATTCCGTAGTCCGCGCTGGGCTGTTCGTAGTGCTTGCACTCGAACTTGTATTCTTTTCCGTTTACTGTGATTGTGCCTGTTTCCCACATCTTTCTTACCTCTTAAATCGCTCTGTAGACTCTCAGTCTACATTTCTAGCAAAAAAAACTGCTTCCCTTGATGAAAAATCCATGTTAAGTACTTCACACATTTTGGATATATCACCGTTAGTAAAGTCGTTGCCCCTAAGACGTTTCAGATGAAGCCACCCGTGAGACCTACCAACCGCAATTGAAAGGCTTGATTCTGTAAATCCAGCATCCTTAATTATTTTAGAAAATAGTTTCCAGTTAGTCATAATGCCACTTCCTTTCTGTAGAATTTCAATCTACAATTGTAGTATATCACTATTTTTGTTTTTTGTCAACTCAAGATCTACAAAAAAAAATACTTTCTACAAAATCTACAAAATCCACAAGCGCTTTTTGTAGATTATTTTTCTTCGGATTTATCTAAAAATGTAGACAAATTCTCAACAGTGTGATATAATAAATAATGTAAGAGAGGTGATTCCATTGACATTTGGGCAACGAGTAAAAAAATACCGTGAAAGTCTCGGGCTTTCTCAAGACGAACTTGCTCAGAGCATTGGCTATAAATCGCGTTCATCAATAAACAAAATTGAACTTGATAAGAACGAGGTCACGCAAACCGTCATCGTAAAACTTGCCGAAGCTCTCAAAACAACACCATGCTGCCTGATGGGCTGGTCTGACAACAACGATAATGGTGATCAAAGTTCGCCGCCCAAGCCACTCAGTAAAAACGCAGTTGAGCTTGTAGAGATTTTCAACAGCGTGAATGAAGAAGGTCAGGAACAGATACTAACAATGGCGCGGCTAGTCGGCGACAATGACCGGTATAAAAAACGTAATAAGCATGTCGTGGCTAAGGACGCATAAAAGATGAAAGCCGCCATAAAACACTGTGGCGGCTAATTTTTGATGAGGTGATGAAATGAAAATACATTTCGGCGAATGGGATGACGAATTGCATGAAACAGACGAACAGCAGGAACGTTTAAAAAAAGCAGCTTCATCTAAAACTTCTCCGGAGTATGTTGATGTATATGAAGAATCCGCGGAATTTGAAGGAAGCGGCAAAAAGCCATATCGGACAACGCTTATCAGCTGCACCTGCGGCGATTTCATACATAGGCATTTGCCATGCAAACATATTTACAGGTTAGCTATGGAACTTGGCATTATCGATGTAAAATTCGAATATGGGCGAAACAAAAACAATATAATAAACCGCATAAAGTACCTCAGTACTGATGGCAGAAATCTACTGCTGAAAGTAATGCAAAGTGACGGGTATCTTGTAACCTGCTCAAAATGCACGGATGAACTTATTATTAATGGTTTTTGTTGTGAAATTATCAGGAAAAACCAAAAATCACCGCAGGTCATAACACTGGAAACATTGCCCGAGGTAGACGAGGTAAGGTTTCAGCTTTTAAAAGAGCTGAAAAAAGAAATAAAGGAGGAACAGGACAATGTGCCAAATAACGTTTAATGATATTCCCGCTGAGAATAAAACAGAGACAATAGAGCAGTTCGGCTGCTGCAGCCAATACAGAAAATGCTCTGAACAGAAAAAGTGCCTTTTCCCGAACGATGAAAGCCACAAAGGGTGTTTGTATAGAACCAATCTGGAACAGGGCAAAGTTTTTTACGGAAAAGATGCGCCCGGGTTTAACATAGAAAAATATTCCATGATTAAAGAATCATATTTTTCCCTTTCTGAAGCAAATCAGGAAACTGCACTAAGGCTGTTCTTGTATGCTATCCAGAAGCTGACGGTCAGCTGTCGGCTTTTTTGCACTTTCGAACAGGATATATATGAGTTCCTCACGAATGCCAATAATTTATCCAGCCTAGGTCTCCAATATGTTGGTGATATAAATTCATATACGCAATGCATGTCTATTCCGCAAATGCGCGGAATCATAGCAGATTGCGACTTAGATCTGAAATTCAACCGTCGAAGTAAAGCAGCTACTATATTCGCCCAGAACGATACACTAAAAAAGTATGTACTAAATCATTATCTTTATATAAAGTTCGAAAAAGATTATGTAAAGTACTATATCGAGCTATTCCACGAAGTTTTTACCCAATTCCCACAGATAAACAAATCCGGACTTACCGATATAGCTTATATCCCGACAAGTAAAGAGCTTTCATCGAAGTCCTAACAAGCGCAAACAAGTTGAGAGGAAAAAAACAATGGCAAGAGCAAAGAACAAGACCCGCGCCGACGGGCGCTTACAATCAAAGGTATATATCGGCAGCGGAAAGTACAAATATGTCTATGCGGCGACTAACAAGGAGCTCCAGGAGAAGATAAACGAAATCAAGCTCAAGCTAGGCAAAGGCATTGATGTGACCGCCGAGCGGGATTCATTCGGTTACTGGGCGGAAAAGTGGCTTAAGTTAAAAAAAGTTGAAGTTTCAAACGGCAGGTATGTAACTTATACCGCAAGGTTAAAAAACCTCGATCCGATATCATATATACCGATAAGTAAGCTGCGCGCCGCTGATATCCAGGACATTATTCTCAATCTTTCAACATTTAACCCAACCACTGGCAAGCCCATGGCGAAAAAGACGTTGAAAGAAGTCAAGCAGACAGCCGCCCAGGTGATACAGCTTGCCATCGACAACCGTGTGACCGATTATAATTGCGCCCTCGCAGTAAAGATACCGCAAGAAGCTGAAAGCCACACCAAAGAGGCTCTGACCGATGAGATGCAGCGTTGGATCCGCGAAACCCCGCACCGCGCCCAGACGGCGGCCATGATCATGCTTTATGCTGGACTTCGCCGCGGGGAACTTATCCCGCTGCTCTGGAGTGACATCGACCTGAAAGCCGGCACGATCTCGGTAAACAAGTCGGTAGAATTCATCAACGGCGCCCCGAACCTGAAATCAGGCGGCAAGACAGACGCCGCCACCAGAACGGTATTCATGCCGAAGCTTCTCATAAAATATCTTGAGCCGCTCGCAGGGAATCCTTTCGCGCTTGTGTGTCCCTCGGCACACGGAAAGCTGATGTCTGACACAGCATGGAAGCGCTTGTGGGAAAGCTATCTTAAAGAGTTGAACATCAGATATGGCGACTTCAAGAATAGCGTCCTGTGGGACGGGGACACCGCACCATCAAAGTTCAGCCCTAAAAAGGTACCGATGCTCATCCCAGAATTCACGGCGCACTCGCTACGGCACACATATATCACCATGCTTTACAAGGCAGGTGTTGACGTCCTGACGGCTAAGGAGCAGGCTGGACACGCTGATATATCGACCACACTTGCAATATACACGCATCTCGACTCCGAATTCAAGAAAAAAACGCTGACAAAGCTAGACGACTACCTCGCCAGTGGAATTGAGAACGAGGACATTGACCGATCCGCAAACGATAAGAGAAAAAAGAGAAACATAAGTTGA